GGCGGCGGATGCGTTGCCATGGCGAAAAGCTTCGGGCCCGAAGTCTACATTCTGGTTACTGATGGCGGCGGCGCGGACTATCCGACCGACTCCGATTGGCTGGTCGGTGTCTATGATGACGACCAGCATTACGACGGACACTGTGTCGACCAGACGTCCGGCTTGACCTTTGAAGCCGCTTTGCGCGGCGCAATCGAAAAGGCGGAAACTCTGGACATGGAACAGAGCGCAAGACGGCGCGGCGACATCTGAACCGCGCGCCCTGGATTTAATTATATTTTTAACGAGAGGGAATTGAGATGACCGACTTTTGCAAAACGTGCGGCCAGCCGCTGTCGAATGAAATCACCATTGCGCCGATTCAGCCGCATTCCGAAGCCGAATGCGAAGCGGTGCGGTTCGCTAAGCGCAACGGCTTCGGCGACGAAGTCGGCGGCGGCGGCGCGGTCTTTTTGTCCCGCTATTTCGTCGACGGCTCGCATGTCTACATTACGGACGGGGACGGCTCTGGACTGCCGACGAACGAGTCCTTTTGCGTCTGCTACTATCCGCCAAACTGGGACGGCGAGCCTGTCCCCTATGACGTCCGGCAGGACAGCGGAAAGACGCTCAGAGAGGCAATCGAAGGCGCCCTAGCCTTCGTCCCGCAATGGCAGCGCGAGTTTCCGGATTTCGCCGCTGAGTTCATGCCGCCAGCCGTCGCGGGATGGGAAGACACCAGCTGGCACAATGACGTCTGCCCTAGCTTCATCGCCAGCCGTGCACGTCCTGAGAACGAGCGCGACAGCCTTTCCGTCTGGATTGACTATGCAGACCCAGCCCAGCGCGAATTCCCGCAAGGCGGACGCTTCACCGCGCATCGGATGGATGAAGTCGGCAATCTGGTCGAATGCCTCGGCTCAACCAATCACTGGACGCGAATTCTGCGGATCGTCCGCGCGTGGTCCCTCATTCCCTTCGCTGCCAGCATGGGGACGACCGATGCCGCCGCGCGCGTTATCCAGAACGCTCTAGGCGTCGAACATGGTGACCGCGCCGCGCTGATCTACAGCGGGACTGCCGACAATGGCGACGAATTCGGCCAGCATTGGCTGAACGACTTGACCGACGACCAGCGGCGCGCGCTGGTCCGGCAGCACGTCATCGGCGAATGCGCCGACATGGACGGGGACGAAGACGCGAGCCGAGAGGCAAGGCGGGACATCGTTAGCATGGCGGCGCCTTTCGGCTTCCGTATCTGCGGCGGCGGCGCACAACCGTTGTATCTGGAGCGCGAAACGCTCGGCAAGGCTGGAGTCCGACTCGGCAATGAATGCGAGCGCTTCGACGGTCAATTATTCGATCATCCGGACACCTACGCGCCGACGTGGGTCGTGTCCGCCTTCGACGAATCCGGCTCGGAATATGACCATCCGCGCGATTGCGAGCGTGTCACGCTGACCGAAGCGGTTCGGATTGGATCGGACCTTGCCGACGCTCTGCCAGCCGTCCCCATGACGCATCTGGAGTTGATCGGACGTGTCGCAGGGAAATTCGCCGACTTGCTATTCGATGACATCGGCGCGGATCGGTTCCAGCGGGTCCGGCTGGTGAATGCCGACTATAGACCCGACGAAGGCATCTGCGCTTCGCACGACCATTGCGACGCGAATATGGTCATGGAAGCCGCGATGCAGTCGGTCGGAATTGAGACCATGCCCAGTTACCGCGCGGAACTGCCGGACACCGACTCCATGCCTGAAGCCGTTCTGAAGCTTTGGAATGCTGCATGGGATGCGGCAAAAGCCGCCTTCCTGACTGAGACCGACCGAGCGAAGCTGGAAGCCTTCAGGGACGCGCGCGCCAACGCCTTGTGACCGGACGCGCGGACCAGCCGCCTAACTGGTCCGCCGTCCCTCAGAGCGCCGCCTAGCGACGTTCCGAGGGACGCTTAGGTCCCGACCAGAGAGAGGGAATTTCGAGATGAGGAAAGACTACAGCCGCACCGCCGCCGCAAAGGCTCGCACCGTCACGCGCCGCAATGACCGCCGCACCGCATCAGCGCTTCGGCTGATGATCCTGCTCGACACGCGCCAGCCGTTCGGCGGCTTCTAAGACATCCGAGAGAGAGGGAAAGACAATGAGCGTTCATATCATCAAGCGGGACGGCATCGCGCCAGTTGGAATCGTTGACGACGAAGCCAAGCTTTCGACATGGTTTCAGGACAACGCAGGCGGCGACGCTGGCGGTTTCACGACTGAGGAAGGCGAGCCGGACTGCCGCGACGTCGACGCGCTGCTCTGCGGCATTGCAGACCGCATCGGCTTGACCATGGCAGCGGAGTTCGTCCCCTTCAGCCGGTCCCGCAATGCCCAGCCGCGCCATGGCAGCGAAAAGCCATGGGAGTCCCTCAACTGGAAAGTGACGCTCCAGCGCGGCGGACGCGACATCCTGTCAACGGACTATTCGCAAGGGACGGGACACGCTCCAGCCTATGCGCTGAAGCTGAAGAATCCATCGTCCCGCTATGAAGCCGCCATGAAAGAGCGCGCCATAGCTGCCGAGATTGAGACCGGCCGGATTCATCAGTTCGGGGAAGGCTTGATGTATGACAGCCGGACGGGTCTGAGGGACACGCGCAAGCCCATTGCGCCGCCTTCAATCGGCGACGTCCTGCAATCTCTGGCGATGGACGCTGCCGTCCTGAACTATGCCAGCTTCGAAGACTGGGCCGCAGATCACGGTTACGACAGCGACAGCCGGACGGCTGAGTCCACCTATCGCGAGTGTCTGGCTATCGCGCTCGCGTTCCGCGCCGGTCTCGGGGATGATCGCATGTCCGAGATTGCGCTTGCGGCGAGTTTCAACTGATGCGCGGCGGCTGGATCATTCGGCGGCTGGACCAGGGCGGCGGCTTCGTCGCGCCAGCCGGAAGCCGGAAGGCTTATACTCGGGACCGCTTTAAGGCGCGACGGTTCGACAGCCGAGAGGCGGCGGATGCGGACCGATGCGAAGGCAATGAAGCTGTCGAACCGTTCGACGACTATTGAGAGAGGGAAGCACAATGAGCGTTCAACTGAAGCTTGACGAAATGACCGAAGCGCTTCGCATCTGCGAGCATCCGCTGGCGGCGGAATTGACCGCCATGGCGGAAGCGCTCGGGACCTTGCTCTCTGGCGCGCTGGCGGCGCATCTGGACATTATCGGCGGGGAAGCGACCGACCAGGGCAGCGGCTTCGCTGGCATCTGCGCGCCGTTCCAGCCGAAGTGGCGCGGCCAGCCGTTCCCCGAAGCCTTCGAAGGCTTCGACAACGACTCCGAATGGGAAGCGGACAGCGACGATCTGCCGCCGCCGCCAGCCTCGAGCTCCAGCTAAAACGATCAGAGATGGACGTGCGCGGCGGGTCTGCCGTCGCGCCGTCCCCGTCGCCGCTGGACCCGTTCCAGCCGCCATGGGGACGCATAGGTCCCGAGAGAGAGAAAGGAATCGAATATGAACCGAGTTATTGCCGCATCTGCCGCCGCCGCCATTGGTTTCGCCGCGACTGTCGAGCGCAAGCCGTTTGTTGATGCTCTGGCGCGCGCCGGAAAGGTCGTCGAAGCGCGCAACACAATCCCCGTTCTCAGCCATGTTCTGCTCAGTTGCGACGCGCACGGTGTCTTGACCATCGGCGCGACCGATCTGGACCTTTATCTATTCGAGATGGTCACGGTCGAGCATTCCGCGCCTGGTCGCGTCACGGCGGAACTGAAGGCGCTGGCCGCTGCCGTCAAAAAGATGAAGGGGACGCGCGTCCGCCTTCAGGACATCGGCGGGCGGCTTGCGGTCTCTGATGTCGAGACCGGCGCGACGGTCCGGCTTGCGACGCTTCCAGCTGCGGACCTTGCCGACATTCTGGAGCGCGGAACGAAGCCGGTCGACGGCGCCGCATTCGAGATGGACGCTGCCGCGCTTCGCGCCGATCTGGAGCGCGTCGGTCCAGCCGTTTCGACGGAAGAGACCCGCTACTATTTGAACGGCGTCTTTTTCCATCGGCTGAACGGAACGGAGCAGCTGCGCCTTGCGGCGACCGACGGACATCGGCTGAACGTCGCGACCGTCCCGCTTCCGAGTGGCGCGGAAGACATCGGCGACTCCATCGTCCCGCGCAAGGCGGTCGGCGTCCTGGTCGGCATCATGGGCAAAAAGGCGGCTGGCACGGTCCGGCTTGCCTTCAGCCCGTCCATGATGCTCGCAGAGTTCGGCGCGTTCCGGCTGGTCTCGAAACTGGTCGACGGCACGTTCCCCGACTATGCCCGAGTCATCCCTTCGTCGAACGCGAAGCGCCTAACGGTCGACGCGCCGGACCTTGCCCAGCTGGCGCAAGGCGTCGCCAGCATCTGCTCGGCAAAGGCGCGGGCGGTCGTCATCTCGGCCCATCCCGACTATCTGGTCCTCTCGGCTTCCGATCCCGAGAACGGCAGCGCGGCGGTCGTTTCGCAGGCTCTGGCCTATGAAGGCGAGCCGGTCGCCATCGGCTTCAATGCGGCCTATCTGTCCGCCGCTCTGAAGCTGTTCGATCCAGCCGAGCCCGTCACAATGGAGCTCAGCGACGAAGCCGGACCCGCCTTGCTCTGTCAGGACCGCGACCGCTTCCTTTCGGTCGTGATGCCGATGCGTTGCGACCCAGCCGCCGTCACTCCGGAAGACGTCCGGAAGCTGAACCGGACTCCGCTCGAAATCGTCGACGAGGAATTGCCGGAAGCCGTTCGGCGCGGCGACATCGCGACCGTGCGCGCCCTGGTCGGCAAGGCTCGCGACTGTCTCGGCTCCGACTATGTCGCGCGGTGCCGCATTAAGGTCATCGTTGCGCTGGCGAGCGGGGATGATGCGACAGCCGAGCGCTTCCGCCAGCTTCGCGACTGGGCTGAGACCGGCGCGCGGCCGGCGCTCGCGGCGGGTCCGGACCATCGTTTCGAGCCGCCGGCATCGGAGCCGGTCGAAATCGAACCGCAGCCCCAGCCGTTGCCCGAGCCCGAGCCGCAGCTGGAACCGCAGCCCGAGCCCGAGCCCGTTCCTGCGATCGAAGCCGCTCCAGAGCCCGTCCAGGAGCCGCAGGAAGCCGTTGAGGCTCCAGAGCCCCAGCCGGACGCGCTTGCGGCGCTCAGCGAGCGCGTGGCGAGGCTGGAGCGGATGTTGGAAGGGGAGATCTCCCCAGCCGCGGACGTGGTCCAAGATCTTTCGCCGGATCCTAAGCTTGCCGCGCTCGAAGCCGAGAACGCAGCGCTGCGGAAGATGCTGCGGAAGAGCGCGAACCGGACTCAGCGGCTGCGCGTCCGCCTGAAGTCGGCAGAGCGCCGCCTGGTCGCCGAGCGGACGGGGGACAAGCCCAAGCCGTTCAACGGGCTGGCGCGGGTCTCGGCTTCGTCCCGACCGGCAACGGCTTCGATCATCGCCAGCATGGCGCGTCCCATGCGCCAGCCGGTCGCCGCCTAAGCTTCACCATGGGACGGCGGCGCCGTGCTGCCGTCCCGCATTCGAGAGGAAAGACAGATGCAGCACGTTGTTCTCTACGGCTCGCCTTGCGGCGGCTTCAAAATTCATGGTCCCTTCCCGACCGAAGCGGACGCGATGCAATGGGGCGAGGACATGGGGGAAGGCGGCGAGTTCGTCATGCCGGTCCATCCGCCTGTCGAAGCGGGGAAAGGCGAGCCGGTCCGGCTCTACCCATGGGATGATCCGTCGCCGCAGCAGAACGTGCTCCAGATGGTGCGCGAGAACGCCTGGCAGCTTGGCAATCGGTCGAACGAAGGCGATGTCGGGCTGGACCGCGCGACGTTTGAGGAAGTGGTGAAGCTTACCCAGCCGCCGCGCGATGAGGACGAGCCGCAGAGCCCGTTCCGCATCGGCGCAAAGGTCCGGCTGTTGTCCTGTCTCACCGCTGAAGGCGTCATCCAGGACATCGGCGACCGCACCGCGCGCGTCCTTTGGGGCGGGGAAGGCGGGCTCGCCATGAACATCGAAGTCGACCGGCTGGAAGCGTCCATCGGCGACGGCGGCTGGCTTCGCTACCGCTGAACATCAAACGAGAGAGAGGGAACGAACATGGACGAAGATTATGTGATGCTGTCGCCGGACGGGTCCGAAGTGAAGTCGCTTCAGGCTTGTGAAGGCGCATGGGAATTCCGCTGGTCCGAGAATGACCCGAGCGGGGAAGGCGACTATGCGACCGACGGGCCGGATGACGACTGGGAAACGGTCCAGCTTCGGACCAGCCGCCAAGGCGAATATGAGGACGTCTGGGTCGACGAGGGATGGGACCGCTGGCTGGAGCGGCATCTGATCCCTGCTGGCGCCGAAGCGCTCAGCGACGCGGCGGTTCAGCTGGCGCGGCGGGACTATCTGGCGGCGGCGGCTCTGGATCGAGCCTCGCGCCTGGTCGGCGATCTGAAGGAATGCGTTGAAGCGCTGTCGCCGGATCAGGCTGGCAACGGCAACGGTCCGACGCATCAGCTGATGCGCGCAGCGGAAGCGCTCGCGAACGACTGCGCGATGCAGTCGGCGCAACTGGAACGCGCCTTCCGCGCGGCTCTGGCGGAAGAGCGCGGCTGCGGGCGCGGCATCGCCTTCGACGAAGAGGAAGACGGCGCCTGCGGCCAATGTGAAGGGACGGGGCGGACGCAATCCGCTTCGAACATGGAAGACGAGGCCTGTCCGGTCTGCGACGGCAGCGGCCAACTTTGAAACCGAGAGAGAGAAAGGAATTGAACATGAACACGACGACCATTGCACGGACCGATCTGCCGAAGGGCCTGGACGACACGGCCCATCTCTATCGCAACATCTATGAGTGCCCCTGCGGCAATAGCTGGGAAGACGTCTGGGACTGCGGCTGCGACGACGAATGCGGCGAATGCGGGAAGGACATCAGCCCCAGCGACAGCTTCGATCTGGACGGCTGCGAATGCCCCGAATGCGAGCGCCGGCGGACGATCCGCGAGCCGATTGAGCTCCAGTCGGTCGCGGCTGTCGACGAGTTCATGGACTTCGCTCGCGCCTTCCTGGATCATTGGACGTCGGACGAGGAAATCGACGGCATCGAAAAGGAAGAGGCGGATGCGCGCGCCGCCGAGTTCGACAGCGTCCGGACGTTCGTCCTGGCTGCGGTCGAAGCCTTCACGGTCGAGCGCGCGGCGGAAGTTCAGCGCCAGCTGGGCATGATCGACAAGGCTCTGGCTGGCGCCCGCGACATGCTCGACACGGTCGCCGAATGCCTGCCGAACGGGGAGCCGGAACAGCGCGAGTTCATCGGCTCGGTCGAAGCGGCGAAAGAGGACTGCATCGAGGCTGGGCATTTCGTCGCCCGCATTCGCGAGCGCCACCCGCAAGTGCTGCCGATGCCTGTCTCTGTCGGCCAGACGAAGCCGGTTCGGGACTTCGTCGCGATGAAGATAGAGAGCACTCCTGGGACCTACGTTCCGCCTGGGCCGCTTGATCTGATCCCCGAGCCCTATTCGGCGCGGCAGGGCCGCTATCTCACGGCGCGGCGGGTCGTCGACAGCGAAGCCGCTCTGCGGGTCTATGCCTCTTGCGAGTGGGACGAACTGAGCGACGATGGGAAGGAATGGATCGCGACCATTGTCGAAGAGACTCAGCGCACCGTCCAGCCGCCGAAGATCGTCGTCATGGTCGGCGACGGCATGGTCTATCGCATCGTGTCGACCGTGCCCGTCGAAGCGCTGGTCACCGACTCGGACATCGACTGCGCCGATCCGGAAGACCTTTTCTATCTCGACCGCGAGAATGACGAACGGGCGACCGTCCAGGAGTTCGAAGTGCTGGTCGACGATCCGGAAGTGCACCGCATCGCCGAAGCGCACCGCGAAATCCACGACAACCAGATGGCGGCTGTTCCCGCCGAAGAGGAAGGGAATTGAGATGACCGAGACACCATCAATCGAGAAGCGCCTGGGCTGGCTCGACACCGAAATGAACGAAGCGCAGGCGCGCTGGGCGAACGGACAATCGGGCGACGTGGACGGGCTGGAGCGCGTGATCGAACGCACCATGGACCATCAGCGCCTGCTCTGCGGTCTCGTCCGCGAGATGCACCAGCACTACGTCTCGCGCCAGCCGATGCTCGGTGAGGCGACCAGCCGCAGCGAGGCGACCGAACCGCCTGCCAGCTGCGACATGGGACAGGGATCGCGCGAGCAGGCGTTCGCCGGCCAGACGCAGGGACCGTTCATCGCCGACGGCGACAGCGTCCATCATCCGAACGGACACATCTTCTGCTGGTGCCCAGCGCCGCGGCAGAACAACAGGAAAGAGGGTCGGGAGCGCGCCAAGTTGATCGCGCTTGCGTTGAACGCGCATCCTGAAGGACGTCTGGCCGCGAGCCTCAACGAAGGGAAGGGAAGCTGAAATGGACACTCCGACTGCAATCACTCCGAGTCCGGGCGAAATCATCGCATCGGTCTCGACACGGCAGCGCGGGAAGCCGCGCTGGACCGAGCTCACCATCGCCTATGCGCCGGCGGCCGACCAGCGGTGCTTCATCGCCGAAGTCGCCGGCCATAGCACGATGCAAGGCGAGACCACGAAGCGGCGCAGCGTCCGCGTCTCGAGCGTCGAACGGGCTCTCGAGTTATTCGACCAGGACAGCGATGCGACGCAGAACGTGCGCGTCGAAGCGCTCGACTGGTGGGATCGCAACGGCGAGCGGGTGAAGGCGGACGTCCTGCGCCTGCGGCAGATCGAGCGCGGCGAGTTCGGCTATCAGGGGACGACGCTGCTGCAAGCCATCGCCTGGCTCTACGGCGACGCGCAGGCGGGGAAGGCTCAGCGGCTGGCGGACGACTTCGGCGTTCCTCGTCGGACCGTCGCCCATGCGCTGGATCAGGAGCAAAGCGGCCAGCCGCTCACGGGCTGGCAGAAGGCGTTCATCTCGTCGCTGCGCTACTTCGACCGCGACGCATTCCAGAAGGACCGCGCCAATGCCCAGACTCCTTCCTGACTTCGGGACGCTGTTCGGTCGCCTGCGGGTCAAGCCGCACCAGCCGGACGACGTGTTCTTCAAGCCTGCGGTCATCCCTGGCGCTGGCGCGGCGCCCGAACTCTGTCAGCTGGCATCGAATGAGCGATGGTGCCCGGACGATCATCCAGCGGACGCTCTCGTCGACATCAAAGGCGACGGCATCCGGCATCTCTGGATCGGCGGCCAGCAAGTCACCCGCGAGGGGACTCCCTTTTCAGCTGCGAGCCACGTCCGGCCGGCGCTGCTGGAACTGGAGCGGCAGTTCGGCAAGCCGATGTTCTTCGACGGGGAGTATATCCACGACGACGGGCTCGATGCGGCGAACGCCGACTTCAAGCGCGGGAAGGGGACGGGCCGGGTCTGGCTGTTCGATGCCGTGCCGCTGGAGCAATGGTCGAAAGCGAGCCTCACGGCGCCGCTGGTCCGTCGGCGCGAACTGCTGCTGGAGAAGGGTCGCCGGATCCTAGAGATGGACGACAGCCTCGGCGCGTTCCAGCCGTTCCGGCTTAACGGCCGCGACACGCTGGAAAAGGCGAGGGACGTCTGGCGGCTGGGCTTCGAGGGCCTGCTCGTGAAGAGAGGGGACCGTCCCTATACCCGCGGCCGGTCGACCGACGACTGGTGGAAGCTGAAGCAGTTGTTCCGAGCCGAGTGCCGGATCGTCGACGTCGGACGGAGCTCGGACGGGAAGTCGATGCGGCATCTCCTGGTCACCTACAACGGGAGAACCCAGAAGATCGGCGTCGGCTTTACGGAGCAGCAGCGGCGGTCCTTCGTTCTGGAGCCGACCGCGTCGCATCTCGGGATGAATGCCATGGCGGTCATCGAATTCGCTGGTGAAACCAAAGGCGGGCTGATGCGCGAGGCGCGGTTCGTCGAATTGAAAGGGAAGTGAGATGAAGGAACTGCTCGAAGACGCCTGCGGCTGGTATGTGCTGCTGCTGCCGACGGCGCTGCTGATAATCTGGATTCTGTCGAGGGCGCTGACATGACGCGCGACGAGGCTATCGCCGTCCTGCGGCGGATGCTGGCGGTCAAGCGAGTTCTGGCCGACGCGCCGCGGACGTCCGGTCTGAGCCGTGACGTCGGCAGGAAGCACCAGCGCGAGGCGGACGCGCTCGCCGTCGCTCTGGCCGAGATGGACCCTCCGCACCCTGGCATCCCGACGTCTCAGCAGCAGCGCGAGCAAGGCGCGCGATGCGGCTGCATGGGGAGTGACGACCTATGCCCCTGCCAGAACGTGGTGCAACGATGAGCGGCCCCTATCCCTATCTCTTCCCCGACATGGACCAGCCGCCGGACCTGGTGAACGAGGCCAGCCGGGTCGCATTCGACAATCTCGAGCGGCAGTTGGAGCAAGCCGCTCGAGCCGCCTGGGCCGAGAAGAAGGACTTCGTCCGCGCGCGCCATGCCGAAGTGTCGCCGGACTTCTTCGAGCCGTTCGACATCACGCGGCCGATTATGATGTCCTACAGCTATCGGGCTGGCGCGGCTCCAGCCGGCGTCTTCAGCACGGGTCCCGACTGGATCGTCTGGTCCTATGCGGACGCGGTGCGGCTGGGGCTGGTCGAATGAGCAACGCAGAGCGCTTACTATTCTACTGGGCCCTGCTGCTGGCGCTGGCGCTGGTCATCCATGGTCCGCCGGCATGGTGGCGATGGCGGCGCCGGCGATACCGCGTGACGTGGCGGAAAGGCGGCATCCGCTCGGACCGCAGCGGGCGCATGTTGCCACCGCCGCCGTCCTCTGACATATAGTCCGGGTCGGGACTGGGTTGGCCCCTTGCTCCTAAAAGGAAGCGCCGTCGGAGGAAACTTCGGCGGCGTTTCTGATTCCAGGCCCAGCGGCGTATAAGGCTGCGGCCGCCTCGTCGGCTTCAACCAAGGGGAATGACCATGAAGGCTCTTTCTGCTCTCGCCGCCCTGGCGATCGTCGCCGGCATCTCGGCTTGCGACAGCCCGAAGAATGACGACGTCGTCGTGAACGTGCCGCCTGCGAATGAGACGGCCAACGATGTCGACGAATGCCCGCGGGCGGACGGACAGCCCTGCCGCTGATCCGTAGCAGCTCTGAAACAAAAGAAGAGGCGGGGAGGGCTGTCCTTCCCCGCCTCTTCTCTTACACGACTGGCCGCTGTTCAGGGCCGACCAGCCGCTAACTGTTCTTCGCGCGCTCCAGCTTGGCGTCAAGATCTCGGCCAGCCGCAATAGCGCGAGGAACGATCCGGTCCATCAGCGGCCGGATTTCCTCGATCTCGTCGGCCGACAGGGTGTCCCCCACTTCCTGCCGAGCGCGTTCGATCCGCTCGAAGATGTCGGCGCCGGCTTCGGCGAGGCTCTTCAGGCGCTCGAAAGCGGACAGCCTTCCCAGCTGCTCGAATGTGCCGACGTCGGAAAGCTTCTTGATGATGTTCACGGTCCCGTCCCCTCAATGCGGCGTGGCGATGCCAGCCAGTTCCTTCACCCGGTCGATCCAGCGCATCGCCGTCGCGGCGTATCGCGCCTTATCGGCCGCTGATGTCGCCTTATAGCCCCTTTCGAGCGCTTCGAGGATGATCTTGTTCGCCGTCTGGACCGTGGCGGCCGTGTTGCCTTTGATCGCGCCGGCGTCGACGATGGGATTGAGCAGGTAGATCATCCCCTCATAGGTGATCGCGGCCAGCGTCAGAGCCTTCGAGGCTTCGAGGATGACGCGGTCCTCGACGGCGTCGACGTCGACCTTCGGCTTCTGGACGACCGGCGTCGCTGGATTCGGCAACGGATCCGGACGGACCTGGGCGGGAGTGCAAGCCACCATCAGGAGCGAGGCAGCTGCGGCGATGAGAGAGAGACGGCGCATAGATCAGGACTCCTTCTGGTGTTCTAGGGAAAGCAACTGGGTCTCGAGATGGGCGATGCGGATGCGGCAAAGGTTCTGCTCGAGGCTCACCAATTCGCGCTCGCGCTGGCGGTCGATGAACTCGCGGTCCAGCCGGTCCGGAGCGAGCGGAGAGACCAGAGCCATGTAAAGCCGCTGCTCGCGCTCCAGATCGTTCCAGAGCACTTCCTGCTCTGGTGTGAGGGGAAGCTTCAATTCCAGCGTCTTCATGCTTCCCTCGTCGAAATCTGGCCGTTCGGCTGGACGATATACTGGCGCACCGTCGCGGGCATGTTGCGGTAGGCCGGCCGGCGGAAGCCGAGCGCCTGGTCCCGATGCTTCCGCATGATGTTGACCGCATCGCTCTGGTTGGCGCCAAGTCCGTGAACATAGCCAGCTGGGTCGAGCGCGATGACCATGTTGACGTGTCCGCCCGATCCGCGCGGCCAGACCGCGATGTCGCCCAGCATCGGCTCGTCGACGGGAACGCCGAACTTCAGCCAGTCTCGAGCCCATAGCACGTTCGGGACCGGCGAGATGTCCTTCCCAGCCCGGAAGGCCATGATGGCGATGCCGAGACCGCAATGCGGGATGCTGTCGGCCGTGAAGCCTTTGACGTCGTCCCGGCCGGCGGCGAGCAGTTCGTTCTTCCAGCCCATGATGACCGGCGAGTTGCCGGGCCCAGGCGTCTCAATCGTGCCGAGCAGCTTCAGCCCTTCGTGAACGATGAGCGGCAGCGGCGTGAGATCCAGAAGAAACCGATATTTCGGATCCAGCTGCGGGAAGAGCGGCGGCCGGATGCCCTTCGCCTTCTCGGCGACCGCGAAGACAGCGCTGAACATCCGCTCCGACGCAGGACCATATTCCCCGTCGATCAGCCCGTCATAGAAGCCCAGCGCTTTGCCGCGGCGCTGATACGCGGCCAGCCAGCTATTCATCGGTCCACTCCGGAGTTTCTGCGGCTGTCGTTTCCAGCGCGCCCTTGCGCGACGAAGGCTGGGGCTCTTTTCCTATCAGTTCCGAGACGGACCGCCGGTCCTGATAGAAGAGTTCCTGTGCGGCTGGACCGAACTGCTCTCGAGACTGGTCCATCGCCTGCCGACCAGCCGCTATAGTCCCATCATTGAGGGCACTTTCGACGCCTTGCCTCGTCCCGTCTTCCGCGCCCTGCTCGACAGCCTGCTTCACTTCCGCAGGCTTCGGCGAGCCTGCCACCAGCGCGGCGAAATGGGCGCTCGGTGTGCTGTCCGCCAGCGCACTCACCGCGCCCTGCTCGGTCGACGACCTTGTGCCGGCCGCCTGGTGACCGAGCGCCACGATGAGACCGCCGACCGCGACGTCTAGGATCCGGAGCGCGCCGGTAGCCTCGAGGACGCCGTTCTTGCCGGCGACATAGAAGGCGGAAGGCGCGAAGACAGGCGCGTAAGCGAGGAAAACGACGGCGAGGACGAGAATGAGCATCGTCCATAGCTTTTCATGCTGAAGCATTGGCGGACCCCTTTCGGGCCTGCTCATACCACGGGAGGCGGCCGCTCGGCTATTCCTTCGGCGGCTGGAACTTGAAGAGCTCCAGGAAGCGGCGGACGAAGCCCGTCACATAGTCGGCAAAGATCTCGAGGATGAGGATGCCCGTCATGCCGAGACCGATGGCCCAGACGACCGCCCAGCCGGCGCCGAGCATCTTCGTTCCGAACAGCTGGCCGGTCACGACGAGGAAGAGAACGATGATGAGGACGACAGTCAGGGAAAACTCCTGCCGCGCCGTAAGCTTGCGCTCTGGCGGCTTCGCGATCTGGCGCGCGAGGATCAATGCGGCGACGCTAAGCGCCAGCGCGAAGATCGGGATGTCGACTCCGAAGAGGGTGACGATCGCGGGACCGAAGGAAGGTCCGGCCGCCGCCACGATCGCCTGTCTGCTCATTTGCCAAGTGCTACTCCGAACGAAACGGCCACGACCAGAAGCAGCATAAACAATTTAGGCCGCAATAACACCCAGCTAGGGGTCAAACTTGTGGGGATTGGGTAGCGCAGAAGCTGGTGCTGGACGACCCGCTTCGTCCTAGCTCTGAGCAGCCAGCCGACGATGAACGGCACGATGCAGAAGAAGTCGAAGAAGCGGTCGATGTCGGTCATCGTCGCCGCCGACGGTGCACCAGGATCTCCCCAGCCGAGCAGGATTATGGTGTCCGGCACGAAGCCCATGACGATTGTGAGCAGGAAAGCCGTCTCGGTCATCGTCGCCAGCTTGGCCGGCTCTTTCCACTTGCTGGCGAACGACTTCAGGAAGCGGACGTCCTCGATGAGCACGTTCGTCGCGAGGCTCGAGATGGCGAGCAGGCCAGCCAGCGCCAGCGCATAGACCCAGCGGTGCTCGTCGAAGGACGGGGGGAAGGAATGAGCCCGCGCGATGCCATTGAGCGCGCTGTAGGGAGTAGCGTCGACGAAGAACTTCCAGATCCCGAAGATGAGCGCCACCGCGGCGAGCGAGATGACCCAGATCCGGACGTGCTTGCTGCTCATATCAGAGACTCCACTGAAAAGCCGTGCGTCGTCCGCGGCGCCATAACATTCGTCGCTCGAGACTGCGCGACCGTCCCATACAGGATTCGGTCGTGCAAAAACGCTCCCGACTTGCTGTTCGGGACGACCAGCACCGGCTCGTTCAGCCCTATTTTCCGCCATAAATCGCCATATTGCGTTTCCCATTGCATTTCGGTCAGCAGGGAAATCTCGAAATCGACACGGCGCATTCTGTGACCATAGACTCGGTCCGCCGTGCCATCCCGAACGCGGTCTATACCACCTAGATCAAGTGGCTGCTCGACTTTATCGGCCGAGATGTTCTTCGCGGTGCGCGCGAGGCCTGCGACGAGGTAGGTCGAGAGGAACTGTCCCTGCTGCGAGCCGCCCGTGAAGCGGATGTTCCACCAGGGATAGGACTGCGGTGTCGCGAAGCGCGCCAGCCCATGGAAGCCAGCCTGCCGGTTGCCATTGAGATTGGCCGACGCTCGGAACTGACTGCTGGCGAGCGTGAAGGCTGGAGCGCCGCCTTCAGCTGCGGCCTGCGTCGCTCCACCATGGATCGACCAGGCGGCCGTCTCATCATAGGCGGTGCCGAGCAGGGCGACCGTGTCGATTGGCGCACCCGAGTGCTGGAACGTGATGCTCCCCGATGTCCCGACCAGTTGCATGTTCGGATCGTCGCGAAGAAGATTGGTGGCAGGATAGCCGGCGAGCGCACCAGCCGATACGACCGTCATTATGGGCTCGGGCGGGACGATTATCGCCGGCGTGACCATGATCGCGGCAGTTGCGGTGTTCGGCGTCGTCGTGATGGGGTTATAGAACGAGACCGTCGCCCCGTATTCCTCATAGACACCGCCCGAGCTCTTCCCCACCGCGCGGGCGAAATAGGTGCCGCCCTGGTTCAGACCGCTCACCGTCTGCGGCGACGTCGTATAGTTCTGGCGAGTGACGATGCCGGCGAAGCGCGGATTGTCGGAGATCTCGACTTCCGCGCTGCCGCCAGCCGGAATGCCCGTGATGCCGAGCGTGGCGGTCGTCGATGTCACCGAATTCACTGTCAGCTGCGCGACCATCAGGCTCTCCGAGAGGCGAGCCCCAGCCTATAACCGAACTCGGCTCAGGCTAACAGTTCGATGCTCGACCGCTCGGTCTGATAGTCGTTCACATAGGCACGGGTGCGCGGAACGACGCTGATGCTTCGCGCTCGGTCGGTCACGTTGATCGTCGGCAGCGCCGGCGTGAGCGCGACGAACGTGCCGAGAGGCAGCGCGCCGATCTCGAATTCGACCGCTTCGTGAAACCGGCCGCGCTGCTTCTGAAGATTCCACCGCTCATCGAGGACGATGTCGCCGTCGGCCGCGAAGTCGAAGAACATCTCAATCTCGCGGTCGCCGAGATCCACCGCCGCCGGATCCGCTGCGCGAATGGCCGTGTCGACGCGGCTCAGCACGACACCGTCGACCGTGAATTCTCCGATCCAGGCGGGCGTTGCGGGCATTTAGGTCCGCTTCTTGGCGCTCGAGCGCTTAGGCGTGGCGGCTGGAGCGGTGCCGGCTGGAGCGGCAAGCGCGCTCGGTGTCGGCGTGTCCGTCGGAGGCGCGACGAATTCCGGCTTCGGCTCTGGGACGTCGGCGTCGGCGATAGTCACGGACTCCCCGGCCGCCTTCCGCATCGTCTTCTCAATCTTCTGAGCGCGGCCGTTCTCATTGAGCCCGTGCCAGCCGTTCAATCCTGCGAACTGGACCAGCTGGGCGACGAGAAGCTTGTCGGACTTGCGCGTAAGGCTCGAGCGCTCGGCATAGAGCGCTTCGGCGGTCCGGACGATCCGGTCGACGGGCGAGATGCCGACGCCGGCAAGGCGGGTGAGTTCCTTCTGGGTATGCTCCGGAAGGTCCGCGAACTTCTCGCGATCGAACTGGACGATGGCGTCAATGGCGGCGCCGGCGCTGTCGAATGTGTCCATCTACCTACTCCTAGTCGTCGTCGACTTCATGGCCCTTGCCGTTCCGCCGCTTCTCGGAGATGCAGCAGTCGCCGAGCCATTGGTTGCCCTTCACTCGGCTGATGCAGAACGCCGGCCGCGGTGTCCCGCATCCGGGGCACTCATAGAGCTCTGTATCAGCACCAGGCGGTGAAGGCACCTTCTTGTGCTGATCGCGCTCGGCCTTCGTCCCCTTGTGGAGATTGTGCCTCGTCGGCGGCGTCGGGTCCTGCGGCTGGTCGTCGGGCTGCGGCATGGCCGCACCTTATTGGAGCAGCACCAGATAGGGAATATCCGATGCGCCGACCGGCGTCAGGCTGGTCTCGCTCACTGAGCCGAGCGTGTAGGAAACCGACGTCAGACTGGCGGTCGAGCCGGCACCCTGCGCGCTGGCGATCGACATGCCGAAGACCGCGCCGCTGCCGTCCGCTGGACCGCTGACATTGATGGTATGGTTCGCGGTGCCGTTCGACGAGTCCGACTGGACCGCGACCCATGTGCCGCCGCGCTTCATGTAGAGGATGACTTCGACGTTGCCCGGCTCGCCGGGAGCGATGTTCCCCACGTTGAACGAGATGTTGAAGCGGAAGGTGTTGTCGAAAGGCGCGCCCGAATTGCTCCGGTTGATGACCGTCGTCGGGTTTCCGGCGCCGCCGGCATAAGGCGAGCCGTCCGTGATGGTCGAGCCGGGGACGACCGCCTGCTCTTTCGCCCGCATCGTGAAGCCGGTGACCGAGAGACCTTCCGCCTGGATCTTGATGTTTCGGCCGGCCGTGGCCGCGTTACCACCTGGTAGGAAAACGATCTTCGGGACAGAAGGCAGGGCCCCGCCGAACGAGACGCTGTCGCCGTCTCGAGCCGTGCCTGCCAGCGTCAAGCGAGCGAATGAGCGGCCGGTCACGTCGATGAACGTGCCGAGCGCCTGGCCGTTCGGCCCCAGCCTCGAGATGCGCGTTTTGTTCGTGATCTCGCTCTCGAGATCGGCGGTGCTCTTCGTGGCGAAGGTGCCTTGGCCGGCGATGCCTGCTGCCGTCCCCTGAGAAGTGATGGCATGCGCGTTAGTCACGACAAAGCTGTCAGTCTGATCGGCAAGGTAAGCCGTCCCATCCCCTGGGACGCCGAGATTGATCTTGTTGCGGCCGGCCAGCGATCCGAAGCCCGTCAAGTAACCGCTGCCAAAGCCGAGCGCGTTCAGCGTGGCGAGCGCACCCTGTCCCGCGATGCCGAGAGCAGTCCCGAGCGGCGTCCGGATTTCGCCGCGGGGGACGAACGAATAAACGCCGGATGCGCTGTCGATGATGTTGGTGGCAAGGTCCGAGCGAGCGACACCAGGCGCGAACTGGAGGTTCGTGACCGTCCCACCATTGTTAAAGATGCAGACCATCGGCCAGAAGCGGCGGTTCGGCGTCGTCGGGACCGAGCGAATGATCGTGTTCTGCTGGACGAAATGGACCTCTGCGTCGTCGTAATGGACATAGCAACGGCCGCCCTGAACAAGCTGGCCGTGATTGATCTCACTCGACCCGCCAAGCGAGGTTACATAGTTTCCGGCACCGTCACGGTGCCAATAATAATCGACGTCTCGGAATTCTTCTCCGACGACGAGGCGCACGTCTGGGTTGTCGCAGAGACCCATCACGGTCAGGAGCCCGAGATTTCCACCTACGATGGCACCGCGGCCGTAATTCTCTTCGGCCATTCCGGAGATGTTCCACCCCGGCCCTCCCGTCGCTCGCGTGATGTTATTGCCGTCGTAGGACATGGTCCCGACGACACCGCCGCGGGTGAAGAGGTTTAGGGTCTTACCCGCACCAGGCGAGATGCCCGCGAATTTGGTGCCCTCCGAACTATTCATCTGCGCGAGGCTGTTGGCCGTCGCGCCGGTGCCTTGGCCCGCGATAGCAGCTGCGGTGCCGAGCGGCGTTCGGACCAGAGTGCGAGTAAGGAATGTCCCGTCGAACGAGTCGAATAGGTTCACATTGTTGATGTCGGCGCCGAACGTCGCTCCAGCTTGGGAGGACGAAAATCTGAGACCGCCGACGCGACCATTCGCCGCGGCGATGAGGACATAGGCCGAGAAGGTCACCGCATCGGCCGGCTTCACGACAGGATATTCGACGAAGCTCCAGCCGGCGACCGGATATACGTTGTGAACCGAAAGCGCGATCTGGACGCCGGCGGAATTCTGCCACTGAAGCCCGAACTGCATCTGTTGGCCGGCAACAGGCTGGAAGACGAACGCGCTGAAGAAGAGATTCCCGACCGGCGGGGCGGCATTCACTGGGTAGCTTATCGAAGCGCCAGCCCCCAGCGTCACATAGAACGGAACCGGATCCCCTGCTCCGCCAGCGGACCTTACGCCGCCGGTCCATGGGGCAAGCCCGTTGATGAGCGAACCATTGTTGAAGAAGTTATCGCCGAGGGTCGCGCCGAAGGCGATCGAACCGAACTTCGTCCCCTCAGTGGCATTCAACTGTCCGAGATTGTTGGCAGTCGCGCCGGTGCCTTGCCCAGCTATGGCGAGCGCGGTCCGAGTCTCGGTCTTGTTCGATCCAGCTTCCTGCGGCTTCAGCGCCTCAATGCTGGTCCCGTCCGAATAGACGAGATCCGCAGCTGATGAGGGCGGCTTGGTCTGCTGCCAGTAAGCGTTCGCGGCTGGCGCGGCGGGCGGGTAGGTCGGCGTCGGCAGCGCCTGTCCGGCCGCAGGGACGGCGTTGATGTAGAGGAACTGGGCGCCGCTCGCATGCCAGACTAGATGCCCCTGCCGGTAGGTCTCGGTCGTCTTGTAGATCCCGCGGTCCTCAAGATCGTCTTCGTAATTGACCTCGTCGTAGGAGAGGACGACGCCTGGCCGCGCGACCCGAGCTCGCATCCGCCAGACCGGCTCAATGGGATCGGCGAGACGCCAGTCCGTATAGGCCGGGTTCGACGTCCGGCCGCGGTCGACCGTGCCCATGCTGGTGCCGCCGAAGATCCTGGTCACCGCGATCTTGCCGCTTGGAAGGATGAGCAGGCTCGCGTTGCAGCTGGCGGCGAGCGCCTGGCAGAAGTCGAGAACTGTCCGCTGGTCCTTCGTCCAGTAGTGGACATAGCCGTCGTTCGGAAGGTCCGCGATTGCCCAGTTATTGAGCGAGACAAGCGACGTAATGTCGATGTCGGCGTCCGGAATGCCGGCGCGACCGAGCGCATAGTAAATCGTCGAGCCGGGGAGCCGGTTGAAGTTCGTCGTCGGTCCAAGGAACGTCGCATGAACGGTGACGCGACCAGCCGGCGGCGCGCCCATGCCGATAATGCCCTGCGCGATGCACGTCCCCCAGCGCCCGTCGGGGATCGTCTTATTGTCGAGCGCAGCTGCCAGAAGAGCATAGGTCGCATAGTCGCCGACGCTCGGGCCCATGTCGTTGCCGCCTTCGAAGACGGACTGGACCGACGTGAGGCGGCCGTAGCCATCGAGCATGCCGATGTTGCGGCTCTCTTCGAACCAGACGGGCTCAATGTTTTTGCAGACGCCGAAGCCCGACGGGTAGAGCGTCCCCTTCTTGGCCGGATCCCCGCCCATGCCGCCGCCGCCCGTGAACTCGCCGGTGAGCAGCGGCCGCTCCAGCCGCGAGCGATCGACGATGCAGTCGAGCGAGACCCCTTGCGTGAAGATGTCCAGCTGGCCCTGCCGGACGACGCCGACGAACTCGACCGGGAACGTCCGAATGCGGTCGGCGACATAGATGATGATGGGTGCGCCCGCCCAGACGAAGCGCAGCACGTTCGGGACGTTCCGCACCTTGCTCAGATTGAGACCGAGCGACGCGCGCGCCTGCTGGACGCTTCCGTCCATGTCGGGCGACATCAGGTCCATCATAATCGTCGGGCGGCGGGTGACGGCCGCTTCCCACGTTATGCCGCCGGCGCCGAAGGCTGGGGAATAGGGGCCGGTGCCGAGATAGACGTCGACCCTGTTCCCCGTGATCGGATCCAGCGGCCGGACCTGGATGAGAAGCGTCTTCATGGCTTACACCATAGCAACGCTGTTCTCGATGCGCCCGCTTGATCTGCCAGCACCGCCGCTGCCGCCCGTCCGGCCGGTCGAGACGCCTGGCAGGTAGGCGATGGAGCTCGCCGGCCCACCAGCCGCCGCCGGCAGATTGTCGAAGCGGTCGATCAGCGCTCCGAGCAGACCGCCCAGCACGTTCGTCTGGTCCGTGATGGCGGTCGTCGTGCCGTTGGCGGCTTCGATGACACCCTTCACGGCTGGGTCCGACACGAACGGGCTCGGCGGCAGCGGCGCACCGTTCGCGCCCGTCACGCCAGCGCCGGCCGTGTCCCGCGCCTTCGAGAGCAGATCGAACAGGAAGTTGAAGTCCGAGAAGAAGGACTGGCTCGACCCATTGAGCGAGCGGCTGGCATCCTGGAAGTTCTTCGCGGCTTCGAGCAGCGCCTGCTGGTCGACCGGCTTTCCAGCTGCGACGTCGCCGGTGAACTTGTCGATGTTCGCCTTCGCGTTCGCATAGACCTCGCGCTTCCGAAGCGGCGACTGCGGACCAGCCGTCATGTCGTCGAGGAAGCCCTGAATGGCGCTCTTCGCCTGGTTCATGGCCGTCTCAATCGCGCGGGCCCGCTCGAGATCGTAAAGCTTCTGGGCGTCGGCGAACTGCTCGGTCGTCGCGCCGCCTTCCTTCAGATATTCGATCATCTTCACGAACTCGCGATTGAGTTCGGTGACCGCATATCGGACCGGATCCGTTAGCTGCATCAGGCGGCGAGGAATGGATTCGATGACCGTCGCCTTCATCAGCGCCGTCTCGAGATCCTTGCCGGCGCGAAGGATGTTCTGTGAGGCCTGGCTGATGCCGGTGATGACACCATCCTTGATGAGATCCTTCGCGGCCGCCGCGATGGCACCCTGCTCATCCTCGTCGAAGTCGAGAACGCCGGGTGTCCCCTTCTTCAGCTTGCTCCCGCCGGTCGTGTTGACCTTGTAGCTTTCGCCATACTTGCCGATGGTGACGCTGCCGCGCGAGGCGTCGACGCTGCCGCCAAGGCTCTCGGCGATGCGGTTGACGATGCCGATGACGCTGTCCGCTTCGGCGCTCGCCGCCTTCTGCAAGCCGCTCGAGTTGCCGGCGGTGCCGGTGACCGAGAGATTGCTGCCGGTGCCGCCGATGGTCGCGGACCCGCTCTTCACCTTCTTGAAGAGCCCGCCGATTGTGCCGCCGATCAGACCGCCGATGGCCGCGCCCACTCCAGGAGGTAAGCCGGGGATGAAGTTACCGGCCGCGCCGCCGATGGCCGCGCCCGTCGTCGACTGCTTAATGCCGACCGCGCGAGCGACGCTGCTCGCCATGACACCCTTGCCGGCACCCTCGAGCGCGGTCCCGAACTGCTTCCCGATGCCCTTGAAGAAGTTCGTGCCGAGCGCCGCGTCGATCTTCCCGCCGACGCTCTCGCCGATGGTGTTGTAGATCTCCTTTACCGTCGGCTGGCCCTTCACCTTCGGCGGGTTCGTGATGAAGCGCTGGGCGGTCTGGAGCGTCTTTTGAGCCGTGACGACGATGTCGCCCGGCAGACCGCCGCCCTTCTTCTCGTTCATGGGCTGCGGCGCTTCGTCCCGGCGCGCCTCATATTCGATCTCGCCGCGGAGATCCTTCATCACGCCGGCCATTGCGCCAAGGAAGCCGGCCGTTGGCGTGAGACCGCCGACCGCTGCGGCCGCGCCGGCGATACCGGATGCAGGGACGACAGAATCTGTCACCCCAGTCGTTCCCGGCAGCGCACCGATTCGCTGGGCAGCCTGCTCCAGCACTTGCGCGAGGCTGAGTGATGCGCTGCCGGCCCTCTCCATGCCCGACGTCACGGCGCCGACGGCGGTGTCGACCTTCGTGGTGCCGTTAATGAGGCTGCGGACGCGCTCGTCGGTGCCGGCCAGAAGATCGTTCACGACCTGGCGGATGCCGATGCGGGTATAGGATTCGAACGCCTGCTTCGCGAGATCCTTCACCGCCTTCACGGGACGGCTGGTCACGTTGGCGAGGAAGCCTTCGAGCATGCCGCGGGCGTCTTCGACCGCGCTCATCAGGTTCCCGACGATGCGCTCGCGCTCGGCCAGCAGGGAATTGATCTGGCGCTGGACTGCCTCGTTCTGGACCAGGCGGCCATATTCGTCCTTCGCGGCGTCGCCGACCGCATCCTGAAGTTCGAACATGCGCTCCAGAGCGCGGGCTTCGTCCTCGCGGCCCTGAAGCAGCAGGCGCTGCGCCATCAGCTGGCGGTCGTCATCGCGCCGAGCGTCCGTGATCGGACGATTCGTCTCACGCGCGACACTGGCGTCGATCTCGCGCGCCTTCGCCTCATAGTCCGCCTGGGTGAACGTGCCCTTCCCCGCGACGCTCTCGCCGATGAGATCCCGGATAGCCGTCTTCGCGCGCTCGGCTTCGTCGCGAAGCTTCTCGAGGCGGCGGACCGGCGTGTCCTCGGTGAAGCGGTCCATCACGCCTTCGAGGCGGTCCCTGCGGTCTCGAGCCTTTTCAGCTGCGGCCGCTTCCCGCTTCTCTTCGGCGGCGATTCGGCGCGCGGCCGCTTCGCCCTTCCGCTTCTCGGACGCGGCGTGACGTGCCTCGGTCGCGCCGATGCTCTGGATCTCGCTGTTGTAGGTCGCTTTGATCTGGGCCTGCTCGCGGATGTAATCATCCTCGGTCATCTTCGACTTGCGAGCCTTCAGACGCGCCAGCGCCTCGTCGCGCTGGACCTCGGCAGCGTGACGCTTGTCGGCCAGCTGTGCGGCCATCTTGTCCGCCGCCGCGGTGAGCTCCGCTTCGGTCCGGGGACGCTGGCCGCGACGGGGGATGGGGATGCCGCCGCTGAAGTCGCCATTCGCCCGACGCAGATTCTCTTCGGACGTGTCACCGGCGAGAACCGCCTGGTTGGCCTGAAGCTGAAGGCCCTTCCGAGCCGCGTCGACGACGCCGGTGTCCGGCCGGCTGGCGATGCGCGTGATCGATTCCGCAACGCCGCGAAGCTTCGGGTCCGCCTGCGCGAGCCGATTGAGGCCTTCGACCAGCGCTCCGATGCCGCCCGGCAGCTGCCCGCGTCCATAGGCCTGTGTCAGCCGCTGGGCTTCCTGCTGCTGCGCCGAAAGCCGACCTCGCGTCGTCGTGTATTCGCCGCGCATGAAGCCCGTGCCGCCGCCGCCGATGCGGACCCGCTCCTGCGCCGCTCGGAAATAGTTCGCCGCGGTCGTCTGGACCTCTTTGCGAGCGGCGTCATAGTTGCCCTTCGCGGCATTGACGCCCTGCTGAGCATCCAGCTTCAGCCCTGCGATCTTGGCCGCGTTGTTCTCGAGAACCTTGCCGGTCTGATAGTCGATCGCATTCGCCAGCCGGAACGTCGTCTCTTCGAGGATCCGCGAATTCTTCTCGGCCTGGCTCTCGGCCGTCGCATAAGCGATCAGCGCCGTCGTCACGGCCGCGACCGCGAGACCGAGCGGATTGAAGGCGTTCACCAGCGCCATCACGGCATTCTTGAAGCCGCCAGCCTTCACGCCGGCGATACGCTGGACCTCGCCGAAGTTGGCGCTCGCAGCCGCTGCGGCCGCCGTGGCGATGCGAAGCTCTTCTTTCTTCCGCCTCAGATCGGCGACGGACACGGCGAAGCGCTGCGTCGCCTGCATGTCGCGCTGGATGAAGGCGGCCGACGGGCGGATGCTCTGGCCGTTGACCGACGACATCTGGACGCCGCGAACCGCGTTCCGCGCCTCAACCTGCTCCTGCTGGAGAATGCGAACATTCTCCTGAAGCGCCGCCTTCTCCGCGCGCAGTTGCGCCAGCCGCGCATTCGCCGTCTGAGACTGCTGCCGAGCCTGCGCGACCGTCGCCGTCGCAATCGCGTCGCCCAGCCGCTTGAAGCCCAGCGCCTCGGTCCGGGCCCGGCCGATGTCATCCGCCATCTTGCCCAGCTTTACGGTCCCGAACGCGGCGGCGACGCCGATTGCGAGCGCAGCGATCCCGCGCATGTTGTCAGCGACGAACGTGAGGCCGGTCGCCAGAAGGCGGGTGAGACCGAGCGCCTGGTCGATCTTAGAGACGGTCATCGTCAATTCGGTGTTGAAGGCGGCCGTGCTGCTCTGCCACGTCGGGCCGACACGGCGGGCCTCTTCTTCGAGATCCTTCAGCGACCGGCCGAGAGCACGGGACACGCGCTCGGCGGTGAGTTCGCCTTCAGCGCCCAGTTGGCGCAACGTCCCGATGGTGACCTGGCCGAAGTTCTCGGTGTTGCTGAGTCCGTCGGCGAGCGCCTTCGCGACGCGCGGCGTGTTCTCGAGGATGGACTTCAATTCCTCGCCGCCGAGCTTATTGGAGCCGATACCCTGTGCCAGCTGGGTTAGACCCGCCGCCTGGGCCTGGGACGATCCGCCGGACAGGCGGGCGCCGAGAGAGGCCGCGCGGGTCGTCGCTTCGATCATCGGCTGGGACAGGTTCATGTCCCGGCCGGTGAGGGTGAGGCGGCTGTAGAGATCCACAACTGGCTCAAGCGCGACGCGAGCATCACGGGCGATGCGCGCGGTGCGGCTGAACTCGCGGTTCACTTCCTCCTGCGTCTCATAGAGCGGCGCAAGCTTCGAACGAACCTCTGCGGCGCGATTGCCGGCGCTGGCGAGCGCGAAGATCGACGCGCCGACGGCCGCGAGACCCAGCCGGAAGCCGGTGAGCCGTTCGATTGCTCCGGACAGCGCGTTGACGCGGCCGGCGATCGGACCGAGCGGGCCCTGGACGATGTTCAGCGTCGTCGCGGTCGCCTGAAGCCCTCGGACGAGGCCGCTGTTCTGGCGCTCCAGCCGCGCCGTCATAATGCGCTGGCGCTCCATCTGCGCCGTGACCGCCGCCGAACTGCGGGCGACGTTGGTGTTCGCGGCCGCGACACGCGATGCTCCAGCCGCGCCGCCGGCAGCAGCTGATACGGAGCCGCCGGCCGCAGACCGGCCGCCGCCGACGAGACCAGCGGTGGAACGGGCTACAAGTGCCGCCTCGAGCCGGATCTTCCCGAACGTCCGGGTCGCCATGTTCTCGAGGCGCTGGAACTCCTGCGCCGTATTGGCGGGGATCTCAGCGTTGATGTAGCTGGTGAAGGTCTGTCCGCGCGCCACTATGCTCTCCCGGAAACGACGGGAACGGGCTGGCCTTCGACCCCTTTACTCCATTTAGGCCGCGCGGGACAAAAGCTGTTCCAGTTCCTGCGGATAATAGGTCAGCACCATCTCGCTCGCCCTGTTCATCAGCTGGAGATGGTCGACGCGCTTGGCGCGGCGCGTCATCCGGATCCCGACGAACGCGACCAGTTCCTTCATGGGAATCCGGGTCCTCGTCTTCCTCGGGCCCATCGCCTTCGCGCGGCCTGTCTTCGGCGAAACCGAGACGTTCCGAACGACCAGAAGCGCCCTGTTCGCCGAGAGCCGGACGAAGTGAAGGGGGCCAATGGTGTTGACCAGCGTCGACGCATTGTAACGTGCCGGCGTCGTCCGGTAGCGATTGATGCGCCGCGGCAGCGCCTTCGTCTGAAACCAGAGCCATTGCTGGGTCGTCGGCCGGATCGTCGTGCCGCGGGTGTAGGATTCGAGCGCACCGCCGGCGAGGCTCTGGTCGCCGCCTCTGGCATAGACCGTCCCCCATGCCGTGCGCTCGTCCGTCCGCCCCTTCCGCTTCGAACTGGTATGGCCGACCGCGTTCCCCAGACGGCCCAGACCGACCGCCTTCATGGTCGCCTGGATGTTCTTCTGTCCGTCCTTCGAAGCGCGGTCGACCGCATTGTGAATGGCGCGCTTCTCAGCCCGTGCTACGCGCCGACCCTCCGACGCTATTTTGCCCTTTGGCGGCTCCTTTACGTTGATCCGCAGCACGGTTGTTTCCCTCGAATTCCTCGATGTAATCCCAAACGATCTGCCGGGCCCGAAGAAGCCGCTCGGGCTGGTCTAAGAGACTGCCGCCGTCCGGGAAGACTTCGACTTCTTGGTGCCGGCTCCGGAACGCGAGCTCGACGACGTGCTTGAGGTTCGGCGTGACGCGGAGCGAGGGGCTGGTGTAGTAGACGATGTCGTCGAATTCCCAGCGCTGGCGTCCAATTCGACGCTCCGTTCGTTCAAGCCACTCGGGTTGGAGTCGACACCGAGCGGCGATTCGGAGTTTTTTTCCAGTTCCTTCGACACCCCGCATTGCCGCCGGATCTCGGCCACGACCTCGCGATAGACCTGGGGAGCGCCCAGTTCCTCCAATTCCTTGCGGAGCGCTTCGACGGTCGCCTCTGTCAGCTTGCCCAGCGTGTCGACGACGACGAGGGTATTGAGGCCTTCCCAGCCGGCCGTGAAGACGCGGAAGAGCATCAGCATCTCGTTCGCTTCTTCTTCGCCATAGCGGGACTGGCACTCGCGGTAGCGCTCCGACCATTCGAGCATATCCATCGCGAGCATCTGGGCTCGAGCGGTTTCGCGCGTCGTGAACGGTGGGATCGGCGCAGGGTCGCCCTCCCGAGCGGGCGCGCCGGCGAGCTCATCCTTAAAGCGTTCGATCTCCTGCATCTGCCATTGCTCGACCGCCTGATTGTGGATCTCGGCGCGCTGCCAATAGCTTTCCAGGAAGCCGGCGATTTCGTCCGGATCCCCTTTCTGTTTTCCGGCCGGCACGGTGCCGTCCTCGTCGGGGAGCGCATAGACCTCATAGATCTCGGAGATGAGCACCGCGCGACCGTGCTCGACGGTGAGCGGGATCATGCCGTGGCGGAAGAGCAGAGAGCCGAGCGTGTCCCGCTGGGCATAGGTGGGGACATGAAGGCGGAAAACGATGTCCCTGTCGCCGATCCTGTCCTTCAGGGATTTCCATTCCTGGGAACTTCCGGCGAAGTGGCGCGGGTTCAACGAATGCTGGCGGAACTCAATGGTGCTCTTGGAAGAGAGAGGGATGCGGTCGGTCATCTGAGGCCCCTTGGTTGGTGGAGCCGCTGGGATGCCACAATGCGGAGAAGGTGTCGACACGGACGGGCCGTGGCCTTTGGCCCTAACACCCTGCGGACTCGAACCGCGAACCGCTGGGCGGACACCAGCGGCAACCAGTTTGGTGCCCGTATCGACGCCGCGCCTATGCCACAAAATAGAAGAGGCGGGAAGCTTGCCCCTCCCGCCTCTCCCTGCAATGCGGGGATGCTCGAGTCATCCCCTCTCCGGTGTCTCTTTTACCAGACGGCCAGCGCCATCGACTTGTCGACCTGCGTCGGGTTCGCCGCGCCGGTGAGGTTCACGAAGCCGTTGCGGTCGCCCGGATTGTGCGGGTCGAGCGACATTTCCGGAACGAGGAAGCCGAAGCGGTTGAACGTCGAAGATCCCCAGCTGGTGAACATCGACATCAGCGTCTGGTTGTCGATGCGCGTGTCGATGTCGAAATCGGTCACGTTCATCTGGTTCAGGTCGGTCTCGACCCGGCGGGTCGCGCCCGTCGTCGTATAGCCGTCCTGTCCGGCCGCCTGGTTGGCGTTCGAAGCGGCCGCGACGTCCAGATCCAGACCGGCGCGGATGCTGGCATGGCCCAGCTTCACGCGGTCCAGAACGAACTTTCCGCCGCGAAGGACGGGGATGCCGACGCTCAGCTGCGACTGCGGCACGATGGGCGCCGGATCGTCGACGACCGCGTGCTTGTTGCCGCGAAGCGCGAAGTCGCAGGACGGGAAGACCTGGTTCTGCTCGTTCGCGACCGGAAGGTCGAAATTGAGCGTCGTGCCGCGGCAGTCCCGATAGTCATAGCGCTTCTTGTCGCGCCAGACCGAGATGCTGAGCAGGGTCGGCTCGGTTGCGAGCGTCCCCAGCTGATAGAGAAGATGGGCGGGGATCGTGTAAGCCGCGCCAGCCGCCGGTGCGACGACCGTCTCGGGGATGACGGCGGTGCGGGACGCGCCGACATAGTCCGAGATCATCGTGTAGGACTGGAAGCCCGCGCCGAGAGATGCCTGCGAGATCGGAACTCCGATAAGCTGGTCGTCCGTCGACGGCCGCGTAGTGGCGAGCACCAGCGAGTTCGTCGTCGAACCAGCCTGAAGGACTTCGGCCGTCACGTCCGCGCCCTGCCGGATCTCGGCAAAGCCGAAAGCCTGAAGGATGCGGCCCCAGACGTTGGCGTTCGCCGCCGGCAGAGCGCCGCTGAAGCCGCGGAGCGGGAACGTCGCGCCGGCCGTGCCGACGCGGCCGAGATAGACGCGCGGGCTCGCGAACATGCCGCCGGTGAGGGTCGGATCGTCCGCCGAAATCATCTCGTCGGCGTTCGCCGGCGCGGAAACGGCCAGAAGATCGTTGACGCCGGGCTGGACGAACGTGCCGGGTGTCGGCTGAATCGCGATGCCGACAATGGCAATCCGGCTGCGATGGTTCCAGGTCATTTGCTGCTACTCCCTTCGTTCGCGGCTCAGCCGGCGTTCTCTTCGGTCTTCCCAGCGTCTGGCCCCGCGGGGGGTTCGGCCTGCGCCTGCTGCTCTACGACTGGAGCGCGCGGCGCCGTATTGGTCTGCTGGACCGGAGCAGCCTTCACGGCCGCCATCCGGGCCCGCTCGAGATCGGTCGGCTTGCCCTTCTCGTCGACGGGCATCTCGACCTGTCCCATGATGGGCTGTTGCGAGGCGATGTGCTGGTCCGCCTTGGTCGGGTCATAGACCTGAATCGTCTCGAAGCGCGTGGGCTTGCCCGCATCGTCGACTTCGCAGGGCACTTCGACGAACTTGTGATCCGGCAGGGTCGCCGGATTGGCGGTGACCGCCGTGCCCTCGCCCAGCCGAGCAGCGGAGAAAGCGCGGTCGAGCTCCTGTTCGCGATTGGTGCCGTAGGTGTCGACGGCCTTGCTCAGACCCTCGTCCAGCTTCTCGCGATCGTAGGAACCGACCGGGATGGCGACCGGAGCATGGTTAGGCTCGACCCGTGCGCCTGGAGCGGACGCGGCCCGGTTGCGGGTAGGGCGGTTCTTCGGCTTGCTCTCGGCCATCGTTCACTCCGTAAAGTTGGTCAGCAGGACGGTGGGATCGTCAGAACGGACTCGATATAGCACATTGAGGCGGCAGACGAGTCTTCCGTTTTCATCGGCCAGATCCTCGTCGTCGTCGATCCCCAGGTCTTCGACCCAGTGGGCGACGCGGCTCAGCGGCGTCGGGCTGTCAGCTGGGTCCTGAAAGCCCCGCTTCAGCGCATAGAGCGGCTGGTCGACGAAATGGCTAAGGATCTCGATGCGAGCGATGTCCGACACGTCGGTCTCGGCTTCGGTCTCGGTCGGCAGTTCGACGTCGGCGATGATGTCGATTGCGAGCGTCCGCTGCGCTTCCGACGTCGTCATATACTGCTCGCGGACGTCGGTCGGCTCGTCCGAAACGAACGCAATGGCGATGCACGGCCGCTCTTCGATGCTGGTGTAGCGGTTCCGCATCCAACGGATCCGGAGATCGGGCTGCTCCAGCAGGGTCGGCAGCTCCGCCTCGAGCAGCGTCTGCATCACGGCATCGAGGACGATGATACGGGGCGGCTTCGGCAGCGGCATCGCTAGACCTTCTGGAGATCCGCGAGCCAATATCGGCCGGCGGTCAGCGGTGTGCCGTTGATGGGCCGATAGGTCCCGTCGAGCAAGGGGGAGCGAATGCGGTCCGACATCTTAGGCGTCCGGACGCTCTTCGCGATCTTCAGGCGAACAATCTGCCGGACGGGATCTCGAGGCGCATATCCGACGCTGTCAGCGGCGTCGAAGACGAGGAAGGCCTTCACCGTCAGATAGTCGGCGTCTTCCTCGCGTTTGTAGGAAATGGAATCGCCCAGGCGGTTGTCCACCTGGGCGTCCATCTTTGCCGCGAGCGTGGCGTAATCAGCCACGTCCCGCTCCGGTTAGGGCTTCGACGAACGGCGCGTCCGGCGGCCGCTGGTCTCGCCCGCCGGCGCTGCGTCGGGGTCGTCCTCGGCGACGGTGCCAGGCGCGACCTCGCCCTCGGCCGTGAACGGGCCGTTGCTCTCGCTCGCCTCGCTCTCGGCCTGCTGGGTTTCCTCCAGTTCGGTCTTCGAGAAGATGGTCGCACCGCCGGCGCCAGCGCCAGCCGAGAGGATGAGATCGTTGCCCTGAAGGCCCGCCTTGTTCGGGTCCTCGGGGAAGTGGGTCGTCTGGCGATAGTCGAGACCCGTCGCCTGCGGGACCGACTGGTCCGCCTCGCGAACGAAGTCCTCGCCGACCTTGTTCGCCGCGGCGCGGGTGACGGTGTCGCCGCCCGCAAGCGGAGTGAGGGTGAGCGGCGGTGCCGGCGGTGCCGCGACCGGCTGGCCGCTCTTGAAGCGCTCCATGTTCGCCTCATAGACTTCCTGCTGGAAGGCATTCGCCCGGTCGGCCAGTTCCTCGTTCGAAGGAACTTCGCCGTCGTAATCCTCGGCCAGCTTCGCATTCCGCAGCCGTGTCCCGTCGGCCGCGGTCACCAGCGGATATGCGGCCGCCGGATCATGGCTGTTCGGGTCCGTGTGGAGGATGCTGCGCTCGCCGGGGATGGTCCCGAAAGCAATCGCCTTCATCTGGCAGGACAGACCCATCGCCAGAGAAGCCGCAATCGTCGCCCTGCTCACCATTTTCGTCGTTCCTCTTTCTCTTGCCTCGCCGATCAGCCCTTAGCCGGTCCTCGTCGCCTTCATCAGCGCGCCGGGGAAGATGCAGGCGTAGAGCGGATAGCTGCGGACGCGGACATCGACCCACTCTTCGAGGTTCGGCCGGTTGTCCGGCGACACGATGAAGTAGACCGGCTGGCCGACCTGGTTGACGTCGCGCAGGCGCTCGCCAGGCGACCACCAGACGCGGAAGACGTCGGTCGCGTTCAGCGGGAAGAAGCGCGCATCGTTTGTGGGAATGGCGATGGTCGTGCCGTCGTCCGTGCCCATGTAATTGATGAACGTGATGCCCGCGAAGTCGAACTGTCCCCACGGCGGCGCGACGCCCTGCCGCAGCTGATAGGCCTGCTGGGTGTTCAGGTAGGTCTGGACGACGCCCTGATGGTTGATGAGACCGGCCCAGAAGTTGTCGCCGACCAGCGCCGCGACGCGGGTCGCCGCATTCTTCCGGGTCTTCAGGACGCGCATCATCGGACGCACGAAGTTGGACTGGAAGAACTCGACGATGCCGTTTGCCGTGATGGTCGAGAAGTTGACCGAGACCGCAGCCGGCTCGGACACGCCGAACTCGGTGAAGTAATTCCGAAGGACGGTCGTGCCGTCCGCGTCGAGCAGCTTGCCCTGAAGCGCGCCGAGACGGTGGAACTCCATCGTCATCTCGTTATTCGAGCGCAGGATCGAAGCGCGATCGTTGACTTCCTGCTGAGCAGAGTGAAGCCGCTGGGCGAGCGGGATGCGGTCGGAGAGGATGTCCTGGATCTCGTAGCTGTAGATCCGGTCACGCTCGGCGATACGGGTCGTCTTCAGGTAGACGATCTCGGACGTGTTGCGGCGCGGCAGGGGCTCGGGCGCACCGCGCTCGGTCGTCGGGACGAGACGGATGGTCCCGTTTTCCATGTAGACTTCGACGGTCGTCGTCCGAATGCCCTTCGAATTGAGACCGTTGAAGATCCCAAGCTGGTCGAGCGCCTGGGGAACATAGGTGATGTTGTCGGCGACGCGATCCAGCGTGGAAGCGTGGAATTCCGGGCCGCGGAAGATGTCGAGTGTTTCAAGCATGGGACGGTCCCTTACTCCCTATCCGCCGGCCCCTGCCGGACGTTCTTCGTGTCGATCCGACCGTTAGGTGCGGATCAGGATGCCCTTCGCGGCAGCGGCAGCGACAAGCGTCGCCTTCTGCGGTGCGGTGAGCGCGTTGACGTAGGTCAGCTTCCAGTCGTTGACCTCGGCGTTGCGCTCAATCGTCGAGACGCGCGTCGTGGTCGCCGAAGCTTCCTGCCGAAGCAGAAGGATGGCTTCGAAGTTCTGGGTGCCGTCGGCGCCAGCCGGATTGTAGGGTGCCAGCTGGCCGGTCGCGGTGACCTTGCCGAGCACGGTGCCCGACAGGCGGGTGTTGACCGCATCGGCGGCGAGAACGCCCTGTCCGCGCGACTGCTCGCCATTCCCCTCGGAGATGAGCCAGTCGGTGTCGAGAACACGTTCGCCAAAAACTCGCCTGGGCATGTGCGTCGTCCTTTCGTCGAGATCTTAGTGAGCGGCCTGCTGGTTGCCGCGGCCCCAGTTATAGCCGCCAGCGGTGAGCGCCTTGGCCGACTCCGACTGGACCTTGCCCCAGCCGGACACGGCTTCCTCGGATCCAGCGACGACGTCGTTCTGGTTGCCAGCGGCGCGAGCCGCGCCAGCGTCGTTGCCGAGCGCGACGGTCGGCGTCGCTTCCAGCTGCTGCTGCGCCGAAGCGCGCGAAGCATCGGCTGCGGATGCGGCGGGCGCGGCGGGCGCGGCTGCGGCAGGCGCCTCCGGAATGAAGGCGATGATCTCGTCGGCGGTCCAGTCGGACGCCTTCGGATTGGCGAGCGCAGTCAGCGCGGCGGAAGGATTGGCCTTGCCCTTGTCGCTGTTCATCACGGCGCTGAAGCGGTCGGTCGCGGCCTTGAAGCCGGCGGCGTGACCCTCGGCGCGCTGGTCGGTGCCGTAAGCTTCGACGTCGCCGCGGAGTTGCGTCCGCTGCTCGTCGGTGAGCTCGAGGCCTTCGCCGGGATTGGCGGCCGATGCGGCGGGCTGGGCGGGGGCGGCTGCGGCCGGTGCGGTGGCGGCGGTGCCGAGAAGAGCAGAGAGGAGTCCGGAGCGGAAGTTGGCCATGTGTTCCCTCGATCAGCTGACTAGCTGCAATAGCGATGCGAAAGCTTGCTGCTCCCACATCACGTCGTCGACGAAACCGATGGCCCTTGCGTGTCGACCCATATAGTCCAGCCCTTCAGTTTCGAGAACCCTGTTTTTATCAATGCCTCTGAAGAGCGCGACGGAGGCCGCGAACAGGTCTCGGATCTCGTCCATCTGCTCCAACAGATGATCGCGGGCGCGGTCCTCAAGCGGTTCGTGCTCATTGGCGCGAGCCTTGTCCTTTCCGGACCGGAGCACGGTGACCGTGATGCCCTCTTTCGCATAGGCCTTCGAATAGTCGGCGTGGAGCGCGATGACGCCGACGCTTCCGGCGCCGCCGGTCGGCGACGTGATGACGCGGTCCGCTGCGCTCGCGAGGCAGTAAGCGGCGGAATATCCATAGTCGCCGAGATAGGCCCAGATCGGCATGCCGCCGGCGCGTTGCGAGCAGCTGGAAATGAAGTTCGCGAGGCTGAGCATGCCGCCGACTTCACCGCCGCCGCTGTCGACGTCGAGCCAGCATGCCTTGATCTCTTTGCGCTGCCAGGCGTCGAAGGCGTCGGCGATCTTCTGCTCAATCCGGTTGTAGCCCGTCATGCCGCTGTCCGGGTCCATCGCTTCCTGCGTCTTCGTGAGCGTTCCATGGATGGGAACGATGGCGATGGGCCCGGCCTGGGCGAACGTATTGGTGCGGCGCTGGCGCTGCTGGACGGAGTCGACCGCCATCACCTTTCCGAGAAACGCCATGCTGTCCATGGCATCTCCGTCCATCTCGCCTTCCGGAAGTTTGAGGCCGGTGAAGCCCAGCCGCGAACGGACCGCCGAAACGATCATCGCGGCATGGCGCGGCGTCGTCGCCAGCGGCGTATTGAGCAGCCGCTGGAGTGAGAACGTGAAGTCGGACATGGCTAGTTCCTTTCCTCGCGACGCTCGGGCTCGTCTTCTTCGGCGGGATCGTCGTTACCGCCAGGTGCAGAACCGGGCGGCGGGGCCGGCTGGTTCCATGTCGGCGGAATGAGACCGGCTTCGACCATCAGATCCTGCTCTTCGGCTCGAGCCTCAATGAGTTCGTCGATGGTCTGGCCCTGCGTCGCGGCTTCGATCGCGAGCGTCGAAAGCGGCCGCGCCGGATCGGTCCGAACCGCAGCTGCCTCGGCTTCCTTCTTCGGATCGACCCAGCCCATCGCGGGCCCAGTCCAGGTGCACCGCGTATAAAGTTCGCGGTTCTCATAGAAGTGACGGACGTCGCCGGTGAGCGTCGGAAGCCAGCCCATGACGATGCACTCTTCCACGAAGGCATCGAAGACGACGCTCGGGCCGGCCGCCGTGAACATATTCCGCTCGCTGATGACGCCGCGCCAGATGTTGACCAGCGCCGACCTCGCGCTCGAATAATTCGTCTCGGAATAATCGCCGGCGAACTGCTCGAAGTCCATCTCGAGCGCATTGGCGAATTCCCGGAGATACCCGTTCCGGAACGTCTTCGCGTCGATGGTCGCCGCATTGGCGGCCGCAATCTGGATCTCGTCCTCGATGTCGAGCACGGGGATCTGGTTTCCGCCGATCCTGAGATTGAGCCGCTTGTAGTAATCCGGCTTCGACAGGACCGACTGGGCTTCCCCGTTGCGCGGTGCACCAGGAGCGAGATCGTTCGCGACGGCTTCCGCGCTCTTCGCCGTCTTGACGTAGGTCGCCATCGCCGCGCCGACGATTGCCGCTCCCAGCTGCGCGCCGTCGAAGCGGTCGAGCATCGTCTGCCGCTTCAGCGTGTTCACCATCTGCGTAATGCCGCGCTGGGCGGCGCCGCGGTGCTTCTGGAACCAGTGAATGCCCATCGGCCGGCTGTAAGCCCCGCGCGGACCAGCCGCGACTTCGCGCGGAACGAAGGCATGCGTGTCGCGCGGATCCGTGATGCGCTGCTCGGACCGGCGGTTCTCGGCCCAGAAACCGATCATCCTGCCGTTCGGGTCGAGCAGCCGGCCGTCATAGACGTTCGGGTCCATGGCGCGGTCCGCCGGCGTAGTGATGCGCTGCGGATCGATGACGTTGATGAAGGTCGCGAAGCGGGTGCGGTAGCGCTCGGCGCGGCGGCGATCGTATTGGATGACGGTCGCGAACTCGCCGTCCGGTCCGACCAGGTTGCGGAACGCCATCCACATCAGACCGCCGAACGTGTAGTGCCCCTCGCCGTCGCAGAGCATGCGGCGATCATAGGCCCAGCTGTGAAATAGCCCTTCCGCCTGCCGGCCCCAGTCCCGCGCCCACTTCACGCCGGCGTCGCGCTCCATCCCCAGGCTGCGCCAGTCCGGCGTCGACGAGACCCGGAGCGTCGCGCCGACGACCATGTTCGTCTTCTTGTTCAAGCCCGAGCGCATGTGCGCGCTGATGCGCTCGACCTGTCGCGCAGCGCGGACCGCCTGAAGCCGGCTCGCGGCGAGCTCGGTGTTCGGGTCCATCAGGGACGGCGTGACGAAAACCTGTCCGGGGTAGGTCTCGAGGTTTTCATAGAGACCGGCCGTCATGCCGAGACCGCCGCCGACGGGCGATGCGACCGTGCCCATGTTCGGGGCCGTCTGAGCGCCGACGGTCGTCCCCTCGAGATCCTTCATCATTCGAACTCCAGATTGATCGACCCGCCGCTCGGCGAGTAGGGGATGAGGCCGCGGCGCTGGCCCTCGGCGATGAGGTTCTTCAGTTCAGCGTCGAGTGAGCCTTGGTTCGCCCGCGTGAATTCCAGTCTGCGGCCCTCGCCGGCGACGACGGCGACGCCGGCCCCGAGCATCAATTCCCGTCGCGCCGACCGGAAGGCAGCGATGTCGTCGGTCAGTTCCTGGTCACTGAGGCTCGTATAAATCGCCGACATCGTCATCACCCTCGTCCGGCCGGTCGCCGCCGCGCCCGCTCGCTTCAAGCATGCGGTCATAATATGATTTCGGCGTTGGCGCGACCTCGGCATTCGGCGACGTCGGTTCGCCCGGCTTCGACCGCGGCAGCGGCGTCGCCCAGATCGGCCAGGTGTCCGGATCCGCCCAGTCGATTCCCGGCCGTTCCGGCATCAGCAGGACGTCCGCCGCTTCGCTCGAGACCCAGCCGTCGAAGGTCTCGTTCCGGCCGCTCGCGACCCAGACGCCGTTCACCAACGATTCCGACGTGAGCTCGCGGACGTAACGGGCGGGAAGGTCATAGGGCAGGTGCATCCGGCCCGGTCCGGGCTCGGAGATCTTCATGCGGCGCGCCAGAATCAGCTTGCCGTGATGGACGTTGATCGTCCGCTCAATGACGCCGTGCTCCAGTTCCTTGCCCCTGTCGTCCTTCAGAAGCTTGCGCCAGGCGCCGACGAACGCGCTGTTCTTGTGCGCGTCACCCTTTGTCAGCTGGATCTTCCATGACTCGACAGGCTGCTTCCCGTGCCTGCGCGGATTGGTGATGTTCGCGACCCAGTTCACGGCGTTGATGTGGACGCCAGGCGAGCCGTGCGCGTCCACCAGTGTCTTCGCGACCGACAGGAAGAGCGGCGGAAGCCCCGCCTTCTCGCGCTCCGGGTTGACGGCGAGGGGCCATGACTGCTCCAGCACGGCTTCCTCGATGACGCGCCAATCGCCGAGCCTGTTCGCCGGGTCGATGTTCCGGAAACCGGCCGTCTGCTTCAGGGCGAAGCGGTCGACCAGCGCCGACTGTTTCGCTCGTCCTCGGCCGATAACCACGACTTCGAAGCGGTCGCCCTGCACGTCGACGAAGGCGGTGAGATAGCGGCACCAATGCGGAACCGTCCCCATACGGTAGCCCGGATCCGAAAGCCGCGCCTGAACGGTCTTCCAATTCTCCATCTGCTCTTCGGGCTTCGCGCCCATGTAGGTCTCGCCCATCGTTTTGCAGACGTGTTCTTTCAGGTTCGTCTCGTCCTGAGTGTCTTCCGCATTCAGCTTGGCCGACACGAACTCGCGCGCCAGTTCGCCGATGGTGAGCCAAGGGGACATGAAGGCGTGGATGACGAATCCCATGATCTTCTCTGTCGAGCGCGCGCCGACGATCTCGCCTTTTTCGTCCAGCGTCTGGCCGGGCTGGAGCCACTTCCCGCGTCGCGACATCTCGAGCCTCTGGTTGTTGTCGATCTTCCCCTTGCAATGGGGACAGACGAGGGCGGCTTCCTGCTCGACCATGTCGAGCAAGTCCGACCGCTCAATGTCTTCCATCCCCTCGAGCAACTGGGTCACGTTCCAGTTCATCCGCACTTCGGCCTCGGCGGCCGGTGAGCTCGCCTTATGACAGTGGACGCAGTTCCAATGCCAGAGATGCTGGAGCGACAGCTTCAGAATCGCGTCGACGCCTTCCTTCGGCCCAGCGTCCGGGTGAGAGCAGACATACAGGAGCGCGCCGAGACCGAGTTCGCGCTGGCGGTTCCGCGCCATGGTGAGGAAGCCCTTGCGGACCTTGGGCGCATAGCCGTCGATTTCGTCGCCGACGATGATCGGCGCCATCTTGCCGCGGAGCGTCGAATGCGTGGCGGCGAGGAAACGCGCCAAGGATCCGCGGATGCGCTTGCGGGTGAGGCGGTGCCGGCGATCGTTCCAGTTCACATGGCGATTGAGTTCTTCGTGGTGCTTCAGCATCCACTCCAGGCGCTCTTCGCAGTATTCCTCGACGTCGTCCTTCGTCTGCATATACCAGATGACATCGAGGCTCGGGCCGTAGCGCCAGTTCTTGAAAACCTTGTTCTCGGCTGCGGTCGTCTTCGCGGAGCGCGCCGGTCCTTTTACTGCGACGACCGTCACCCCGTATTCATCGCAGGCGTCCTCGATGCCGCGCAAATAGGGGATGACGTGATGGTGAAACTTGATGGGCTCATCGCCGTCGGTCAGCTTCACATACCGATATTGCTCGGCGCAGTCGGCGGTCGAGATTGAGACCGCCGGCTGGAGGAAATCAATGCTTTGAAGCCACGGGTCTTCTGCTCTTCCGAGCCTTTGCTGAGCGCTTAGGGCGAGCCCTTCTTGCTCCAGTGTCCGGAGATCCGCTTGGTTGCTGGTGAGCATGGCCGCCCAGCATATCCCTCAGTTCGGCATAGCAACGCAATACCAGCGCCTGCCCGGCCTTGTCGACGGCTTCGCGGACATCCGCCGGCCATTGGCCGGTCGGGTCCATCGACGTGGTCGGCTTCCCGAACGTCCTCGAGATGTGACTGAAGACGCGCTCGGTCGTCGCGGCGCAGTCGGCCGAGCGGTGAAGCTGTCCCTGCGCCAGCGCTTCCTTCTGCAAGCGCTCGCGAAGTTCATAGGCGCGTAGCTGCTCCTGGGCCGACATGGTAAGGCCGGCATGGTCGTGTCCATTCGATGCCGGCGGCCGGACCAGCGCCTCGAAGCGCCGGCCGCGGTCGAGCGCCTGCTGCTCGTTCCGCATCACATATTCGTGGAGCGCGGACGCGGCCTTGTATGCCGGATAGAAGTAGGCGTTGCCTTCGCGCTTCGCCGGATCCGGGAAGCCGTCGATGGTCTTCCGCAGATTGACGAAGGCTGGCTTCGTGAGGCCGTAGAGCACCGCGAGCTCGTCGAGCGACAGCAGCGCCTTCGGGCGGCGCCGGAACTGGTCCTTCGCCGCCGCGAGATCTGACTTACGCTGCTCGACGCTCTTCGCCATCAGCCGAGTTTGACCGGAGCGCCCAGCCGATCGCTCAGAATCTTCTCGTAACGGGCCACTTCCGCACGACGCGCGGCGACAATGGCGTCGAAATACTCCTGTTCGGTGAAGATGCCCTTATCCATCAGGATCTTTGCGAGCGCGGACTGCTCGACTAGGGCCCCGTCTATGCCGACGCGGAGATGCTTCAGGTAGCGTAAGACGTCGAACGCCGCCGTGCCGTTGCCGAGAGGCTGATGGTTCTTCGGGTCGGTCTCAATGTCCGTTTTCACGCCGGTCTGATGCGCGTGGCAGAGTTCTTCGTAGATGATGCGTTGGCCCCGTTCCATTTCACTTTTCTCCTGCTGCAATGATCTTCTCGTATTGGTCGACACGGCGCTGAATGCGCGCCTTCCGCGGCTCGACATGCTCCAGCACGGTCGGAAGGAATTCGCTCGGGAACTTGCAGACCCGCTTAGCGGCCGCGATGCCTTCGAGCACCAGCAGGAACGGCTCGTCCATGACGTCGTCCTGCTGGACCATGATCCAGTCCTCGCGCTTCCCTTCGTCCAGATGCGGCTGCATCCGGACCGACGCGGCTGTCAGCTTCTCGACCAGCTGGTGCATCGCCTGCTCCGAGCGGACGAAGACGTCCTTCACCGTCATCAGTTCGCGCCGAGCCGCCGAAAGAGCGACCGGCAGCGCCGCGCGTTCCGCCGACGTGAGAGCCGCCGCGATCTCATCCGCGGGCGCTCCGCTGTCCGCGAGCGAGATTGCGTTCGATGATGCGAGAAGCAACTGAGCCGCCTGGGCTGTATCGCTGGGGCCCAGTTCCGTTGTTCGCGTCGCCAGCCCGTGCCGTTCCACCATTAGAGCGCCCATCGCTGAATTTCCCTTCCAGAACCTTTGTGAAATTACGGTTTTCGAGAAGCCACGTCATCTGAAGCTTGAACGGACCGCGATCGTCGCGCGGCCGCGTCTCTCCGCAGAGCCAATGGCTGGACTGAATCTGTTCGAAGATCGCGGCCCAGACGTCCGCCTCGGTCTCGTCCTCGCCGGCGAACTTCGCGGCGCGGGCTAGAGCGGCTTCGGCGCGGGTGTCGTCCAGCTTCCCGCCACGAAGCGGTGCGACGTTCGGCGCGTTCTCGACCAGCGCCGCCCACCCTTCTTCGATCTTCGAGATGACATCAGCACGACGCTCGGCAGCGACTTCCTCGGGGCTCTTGATCGGCTCGCCGAAGAGATCAGTTTCGCGAGAATTGTCGTCGTAATGATTAGAGTCTGTTCCCTTATTAGGTTCCTTACTAGGTTCCGTGTCCCAATTTTGGGACTGTTTCGACGGAATTTTGGGACCGTTTGCCATCCGTTTTTGGGACTGTTTAACGGTCCCGTTTTTGGGATCCTTCGGAACGGCCATCCGCCAGACGATTATCTGTTGAGTCCGGCCGGTCTTTTTGCCCGTGTCGGTCATTACGCCGGCATCCTCGAGCCGCCGCAGATTGGCGAGGATCGTCTTCCGGTCCTGCCCCGTCATGTCTATCAGCTGCTCGACGCTTGGGAAGGCGAGCCCGGTCCAGGCGTTGCAGCAGTCCGCCAGCGCCAGCAGGAGAAGCTTCTGCGCTCCCCGGATGTGACGCTGCTCCCATGCCCATGTCGTTGCCTTGCTACTCATCCGGCCGTCCCCCAGTTCGCGAAGAGATCTTCGCCCTCATACTCGTCGTCATCGTTCACATAGCCGCGGCTGGTCAGGCTCCGGACCGCGCTGTAATCACCGAAGAAGCGGGCCTTGCGGTAACCGCGCTGGCCGAGCCTGTTCTTCTCGGCGATGATCTCGACCTTGCCGGCGCACTCGGCCATTTCGATTTCCCAGTCGGGGACCTCGCTCTCGCGCTTCGGCTTCTCTTTCGCGTGATACCATTCGTGCCGGTAGACGAAGACGACCATGTCCGCGTCCTGCTCGAGATCTCCGCTGTCCCTGAGATCGGAAAGCATCGGCCGCTTGTCCGTCCGGCTTTCGAGCGCGCGGCTCAGCTGGGCCAGGGCGACGATGTGAACGCCATACTTCGCGGCCATGTCGAGCAAGGCCTTCGAGATCCTGCTGACACGGGCGCGGTCGTCGCCTGCCTTCACCCCTTCGACCTGAAGTAGCCCGATATAGTCGATGAAGACGACCTCGAGACGACGTCCCTGCGATTTCCAGTAGGCGCATTGGCGCGCGATGATCGAGTCGAGACGCAGGATGTCGGCGCGGCCGATGTCGGCATATCGAAGCGGCAGCTGCGCCGCGAGTTCCTTGGCTTCGTCGAGCCACTGGTTCTCAGTCCGGGTCGTCTGCCCCTTCTTGATCGTCTCGAAGAGAATGCCCTTGCCGCGGCTGAAGCTGATGTCGCTCGCGACCTTCAGCGCTATCAGCTCTGACGACATCTCGGCGTGGCAATAGAGCGTCGGGTGACCGTTCGCCGCGTAGCCCCAGGCGGCGGAAAGCGCCGTCGTCGTCTTCCCCATGGACGGCCGACCGGCGAGGATGGTGTATTGCGCCGCCTCGAGCCCGCCGAGCAGAGAATTCAGTTCTGGGATGGTGCGGCACATCGCTCCGACAGAAGCGGTCGCCTGCAACTGGATCTTGTCGATGCGCTCCTGCGCCAGACCGATCATCTCACCGGCGTCGAGAACGCGGATAGGCCTATGGACGTCGGCGGCTCGCCAGATTTCAGCCTCGAGATCCTGAATAGCGTCGGCGATCGGCTCCCCCTGCTGGAACTTGCCCAGCGCGGCTTCCATCGCGCGGTGTATCGACCGCATCCGGCTCAGTTCTGCAATCTGGTCGGCGAAGTCGCGGGCGCCGATGAGCGCAGCCGAAGACGACGTCATGCCGACGAGATAGTCGCGCGCTCGCGACGCCTCTCCTTCGAAGCCAGCGTCGTTCTGGAACATCGGAACCAGAGTTATCGGGCTTACCGTCTTACCCATCCCCGCCAGCCGAACGATGGCGTGAAACATCCGGCCATGGAGCGGGTCGAAGAAGTCCTCTCCTTTCACCCGCTCGGACACGTTGCCGATGACACGATTGTCGATGAGCATGGCGCCGAGCAGCGCATACTCTGCGTCGACGTTGTGGAAGCCCTTGTCCTGATCGCGGCCTTCTCCGTCGCGACCGTCCATCACGCGAACTTCTCCGTCTCATTGCCCCATGTCGTCCAGCCGGCGCGCGGCTGGCGCGAGAACATCTGAAGGCGGGGACCAGGACAGTAGCGTTCGATCCGCTCGAAGGATTCTACGGGCTTTCGGCTATGTTCGCGCCGAGCCGAGATGATGACTTCGTGAACGTCTGCCGCCAGCCGCTGGGGCTTGCCGCGGCGGCCGAGCAGACAGAACTCGGCGTTCTTCCGCGTCGTTTTACCCGTGCCGGTATGCAGGTAGTGGATCATCTCTTCGATGGTCATAAGCTGGTGCTGATAGGCGTCGCGGCGCTTCTGGAGTTTGATCCATACGAAGCCGGTCGCCGACGGCTCGAAGCCCCACGATCGCATCACGTCGACGTGGGTGCCGGCGACGAGAAATGGACCCGTTATCCAGAGCCAGAGATGCGCGTCCTTCGCGACGACGTCCTTCACGGGAAGCGCCATGATTTCTTCGACGGACATGGTCGGATAGTGGCGCTCGGCCGCCTTCGAGATCCGCTTCTGCTCTTCGGTCTCTGGATCCGACCATTGCCGGAAATTCCATGCTGGGTCGGCTTCGACGCATGCCCAGCCGCCATCTGTCGTCGGCAGCGGAGCGAACGGCCGCACGGGCGGCTGGAGCTCGGCTGGAAACAGATAGCGAGCGCGGTTGGCCCCTTGCTCGCTCGTCATTGCATCCCCTTCTTCAACAGCTTGTGCTTCACCGCCTTCTCGGTCCTGCCCATCGCCCGAGCGATGTCGGCGCGGCTCTCGCCATTCGCTCGGCGGCGCCGGACTTCCTCGAGATCCTTGGGGGACCATTTGTCGTAGTGCGCGGGCACGGCAGCAGGCTTCCGCTTGCGCTCGAAATATGGGTTGAACGTCGTCATGCGTGATGTCCGAGCGGAGTGAAGAAGCCGGCGTCGCGCCACGGCCGCGGGTATGGCTTCCCGTCGATCCGCTTCAGCGACAGGTAATAGTCGAGAATGCCCATGGCTTCCGCCGCGTTGTCGTCGGGCGGGTCGATCCCGATGCGATTGCATTCGTCGATGGCTGACATCTTCGCCTGTTTGCGATTCAGCCGCCCGCTGCCGCAGAAGTGCTTCCGCCAGGTTCCGATGTAGACCTTGAAGCACTTCGCATGGACGCAATGCGCGAAATACTCGACGTGACCGCCCAGAGCGCAAAGCTTGTAGACGACGTTCATGTCGATGCCGCCCTTCCGCTTCCCCGTCTCGGGATCCGGCTTCCCCGGAGTGCCCATGTGCTGAGCCTCGAAGACGATGTCGGTGAGACCGCCGTGCATCTGGTGCCGGTCGCTCAGAAATTCGTGAAGCGCCAAGATCGGAGCCCCGACCTCGAGCGGCGACGCTGGAAGCGGCAGGGTGCCGAAGAAGGGGCGCTCCATGCCCGGTTGATGGAGCGCCCAGCCTGTCTTCGTCCCGATGTCCAATGCGAGGACAGTCGTCATGCTCAGTTGACCGCCTTCAGCTTCGGACGGCCGCCGCGGGTTGGCTTCTCCGGTGTCGGCGGCTCGGCGGCGGGCTCGGCCAGATCGGGAGCGACTTCCGCATCGTCGAAGTCCGCCTGCTCTTCGCGCGCCTTCGCGAGTTCTTCTGGCTTCGCTGCGCGCTCGCTCAGCATCTTCTGAAGGACGTCGACTTCCTCGCCGTCTTCGACTTCGGTGATGTAGGTCCAGGTCTCGACCATGCCCGTCTTCAGGTTGACCTCTTCCTTCGTCGGATAGCCGGCGTCCGAAAGGTCGCTGCTATCTGCCGGCGGCGGCGGTGCCGGCTGCTCCACGGGCTTCGGCGCACTCGGCGCTTTCGGCGCCGCTGCAACCGCCGGCGAGTTCCCCTGCGCGCGGTCGACCAGATCGTTCATCCAGTCGAACCATCCCGCCTGCCTCGCGAGCATGATGAAGGTCCGGAACTCGTCCTTCCGCTTATCGACGGGCTTTTTCAGGATCGCGGAGAAGTGCTTCGCGCCCTGCCGATTGAGACCGCATTGCTTTTCGATGCGCTCCCACATCTGGCCGATGCTCTGGGCGACGCTGGACGCTTCGCTCTGCTCGCCGTGGATGCCTTGGATGATGAGTAGCGCTTCGGCGACGTCTGGACCGCTGTCCGCGCGTTCGACCGATTCCTTGCTCGCTGACTGAGCCAATGGTCTTCTCCTGATGTGCCGCTGATGCGGCGGTTCAACCAGCTGCGGCCGCAGCTGGGGTTTTCGACGGCACCCTCAGATGCCGGACGAAGTCGGTGGGGCGGACGCGAATGCGATCGCGAGCGCCGGCGTCGATGATGCTCTGCCAATAGGCCTGCGGGATCTCGCCGCGCTTCTGCCAATAGCGCACCTTCTCATCGTCCGGATGGCCGAGAGATGCGGCGAGTGCTCTGCGCTTTTCGACGAGGTTTTCGCCGGGCCAGAGCCCCACGATATAGTCCGCCTGGGAAGGCTGGTCGGTCATATTGGCCCCTTGTGAATCGTCCTATGGGTAGGTCGCGGATGCGGCTTACGTCAATGGACGCTGGAAATATTTTTCCAAGCCCCATTGCCGCCGTCGTCGCGATGTTCCACAAGATGTCATCACTGATTCGCAAGGGGCCAACCTTCGATGTCGCATCACAAGCGCTCGTTCCGTTATCGTTTTCACCGCATCTGCGAAGCCGTCTGGACGCTCACGGGCGTCGCGCTTTGCTTCTGGCTTTCGAACCAAGAGCTCGACCCGATGCTGATGATCTACACGCTCATCGGCTTCGGCATCGTCGGAGTCCTTCACGGGCTCGTCGCCGCTACTCTTCGACCGAAGATGATGGTGATGCCAGTCACCCGCGCCGATCTGAAGAAGATGCTGGACGAGACGTCTGGTCCGGATCGTGACCGTTGAAGATCTCTTCGACCCATCGCCAGAGGGTGCGGATGCGCCGCGGCCTGGTCTGTTTCAGCTGTATCGTCGCGGGCGGCCGGAACAGCCGGTTAAGATCTGGTTCGGTCCCCCGCTGGATCCGCTCACGCGCCAGCCGCTGGAACGCTCGCATCGCTGGAACATGCTGCTCAACGATGAGCCAGTGTCCGCAGACCCGACTTTCCGCGAGCCTGAAGGCGACCCTTACGCGCCATGGTGGGGGGACGTCTGGCCGCAATGCTCGGGCAGTCCCATCGCGCCTGGGCACTACGCCTATCTGGTCGCGAGCATCCGTCATGCGCGGCAGCACGACCCGGAACATCCGTTCGCGCGGCCGGACCGCAAAATAGATCTGAGAACGGCGCCGTTGCCGTTCGGATAGGAGGCCCCATGGCTAAAGCACCGCTACCTTTCGAGAAGGACGACAGTCCCGACGACGATGTGAAGTTCGCGTTCAAGATCTTCGGCGGCATGGCCGGATGCGCCTTGCTCGTCTTCGCGGCCGTCGTCTTCATCATCGCCGCCGGCGTGAAGTGGGCGATCAGCTGATGAGGACGCCCGTTCTCTCGTTCTATGGCGGCCGGCTTCAACTCTTCCCCGACGGAGTGATGAAGGTCGGCCTGCGCGACGAGAAGTCTGGGCACTCCATCGGGGAAGTGACCCTTCCCGCCGGCGAGGCTGCGGAAATCTCGGCCTGGCTCAATGAGCACCTTCCAGCACGAAAGGACTGAAATGTTCGTCGAGATCTACAAGCGCGAGGACAAAGACTGGGGCTGGCGGCTGGTCGCGAGCAACGGGAACATCATGGCCGACAGCGCGGAAGGCTATCGCCGGCGCGGCGCGGCGAAGAAGGCCTGGACCCGCATCGTCGAGGAAGCCGGCAAGGGCATCCGCGTGGTGGAAGTCCTGTGAGCAACGATCCTGAAGCGATCGACCGCGAGGAGGGCAAGTGATGAGCGTCCATGCTTCAGTCGGCGAGTCCGGCTACCTTCCATATTGCGGTGCATGCCCGAGCCTCGTTCGGATGGTTCGCAAAGAGAGCTTCTTTGAGTGCCCCCGTTGCGGGCTCGAGACCCGGCGCGTCAACGGCGAAGATATGTTCGATCGCACGGCGCCTGCCAATCAGGAGGGCAAGTGAATGTCCAACCAAGCTGAACAAGCGCGGGAGCGAGAGTTCGAGCGCATTTGCAGAGATAGCTGGCACGGCGAGGGGTTCGAGCCGGTCAATACGGAAGGTGGTCTGTATCTTAGCAATTCCTGGGATGACATGGTTGCCTGTCCAGATCAGAAGTTCTTCGTCGAGGCGCACCGCCGCACTGTCTCGAATGTGCTGGCCGCCGCATCCACTCGGGACGAGACGATAGAAGAGGCTGCGCTTCTCGCCCACATCAAAGCGATACGCGTCCTGGCCGACGCTTTCGCCGAGGAGTCGTCGCTTCACGCGGATCCGCAGAACGCCGTTCTGCTCGCCGGTATGTCCATCGTCTACAACAAGGCGGCGGTGAAGCTGGAAGAGCAGATGAAGGCCGAATGCCCGCGGTCTGAGGCGATCAGTGGATAAGATCACGCCGACGGGGCACGGTGCCGACCGCTGGAACGGGACCAAGACGGACCCAGAGCAGCGCTTCACCGACCAGCAGCTGGCAACGATCCGGCACCGCTATCCGCATCGGTCGAACTGGGACGTGCGCGAGGTGAAGCTGAAGAAGCCGCGCGAGCGGACCCGCTTCGAGATCGGCATTCCGCAGTCCGACATTTTCGACTGGATCACGGTCCCGTGCCCCATCGTTGCGCGCGGTCTCGAGCAGGACACCGTCATCGCTCCGGCCGGCGACGTCGTGCGCCTCAAATCGGAACGCAAAAAGTGACCGCCCCGTCCCTGCCGCCTGCATCGCAGTCTCACGACGTCGAGAACATCCGCGGTCTGCTGCTCGCGTCCTTCCTTTCGACGGAAGGCCTGATGCTGCTGCTCGGCTGTGACGAGGATCAGGCGCTCGCATACCGCCATCGCAATCAGGACCGCGTGATGGGTCTGAACATGGCAATCTCGAGAGCAAGGCCGCAATGACCGACGAACGTCCCGACTATCTGATTTCGAACCGGCCGCCGCTCCGCGAAGAGGCTCGCGTCGATCTCGAGGAAAAGCTGATGCCGCTCGCGGCTCGGCGCGACGCGATCATCGACCGGCTTCCGAAGGTCATCGTCACGGACAACGCGACGGCCGGTAACGCTGCCGACTTCGTCAACCAGGCGAACCTGTGGCTAGACGACGTCGACGGCGAGCGGAAGGCCGTGAAGAAGCCCTACGACGAGGCGATCGACGTCATCCAAGGCCGGACGAAGGCGTTCGCGGATCCGGTCCTGCTCGCCGTCCAGACGGTCGAGCAGCGGATCAAGACGTTCCGCTCCGAAGCGCGTGAGCGGGCCCGGAAGCAGGCTGAAGAGCAGCGGAAGGAAGAAGCGCGGCTTCGCGCCGAGGCTGCGGCCCGCGAGAAAGGCCAGCTGGCGGTCGAGCCGGCGCCAGTCGTCGAGCCCGTCCGGCCGGAAGAAATCTCGCTTCCAGCTGCTCGCGGCGATTACGGCGCGAAGGTCACCGACAAGCGCGAGAAGATCTGGACCATTACGGAACCGCGGCAGCTGCCCGACGAGATCCTGAAGGCTCCGAAGGTCCGCGACGCGATGCTCGCCGCGATCAAGCAACTCTCGAAGCTTCGAGACGACATCCCCGGCGCGTCCTTCGAATGGTCGACCGGCGACAGCATCAGGAAAGGTGGATGATGAACCAGAGACGATCCGGCGGCGGAAACCGCCCGCAGCAGCGCGAGCTCACCGAGAACGAAAAGGTCAGCCTGGACCAGAAGCGCCAGCAGCAGATGACGGCCCTGTTCCGCGACATCAAAGCGCGGCGCGGTCACATCGAAGCGGTCCTTCCGACGGACATCCCGTTCCAGAAGTTCGAAGCCTGTCTCGCCATGGCTATCCGGCGCGAGCCGAAGCTTCTCGAATGCTACGGTCCGTCCCTCATCAAAGCGGCGATTCAATCCGCCTATGACGGGCTGATGCCGGACGGCAAGGAAGCCGTCATCCTCTACCGCTGGAACAACAAGGAAAAGCGGCTCGAGGCGAACTATCAGTCCATGGCCTATGGGCTTCGGAAGAAGATCGTCGAAGTCGGCGCGGCGAAGCACATCGAGGCGACCGTCGTCTACAAGAATGAGCCTTTCCGCTACTCGAAGGGTCTCAATCCGATTCTAGAGCACGAACCCATTCTCGACGACGAACGTCGCGGGGACCTTTGGGCCGTCTACTCGGTCGCGACCCTGCCGGACGGGGAGCGCGTCTTCGAAGTGATGACGAAGGGCGACGTCATGGCCGTGAAGGCGGTCGCGATGACGACCGACGTCTGGGACAAGTGGCCGGCCGAGATGTGGCGGAAGTCCGTCCTGCGGCGTCACTCCAAGGCGCTGCCGACCGCGCGGCCGATCCGCGACGCCGAAGCGCTCGAGATGTTTCCGCAGTTCGCGAACCAGGGGCATGCGGCTCTGCCGGCGCAAGGATCCGCGCCGCCTCGTCCGGCCGCCGCCGACTTCGCGCAGCTGGAAGACCGCACGTCCGATGGACTGGACCTGTCCGGCTTCATGGAAGGTGCCGAGGAAGAGCGCGAGACGGTGGAAGTGGAGCAGAAGACCGACGCCAAGCCTGCGACTGCGACGAAGGCGAAGGAACAGCCGGCCGCGGCGACCGAGACCGCTGGACCGTCGGAGCAGGCAATCCCGAACGATCCCGAGGGCTGGTCGACGTGGCAGACTCAGGTGAAGCTGGACATCGGCAAGTGCCGCGACAGCGCCAGTCTGGCCGATCTCCAGACCCGCAATCTGGCGATCATCAAAGCGGCCCCGAAGCCCATCCGCGAGGCGACCGAGAAGGAATTTCTCGACAAACGGCTGGATCTCGAGGGGGAGGAAGGCTGATGGACGACGCTCTGAAGGGCCTGCCGCGGCTCGACCAGGCGGCGCTCGGGCCGTGCATCAAGTGCGAGCGCGTCATGCTGGCGACCGGGCTTCCCCTGTTCGCGCGGCTCGACGTGAAGCGCTGCGGAATCGATGCAAACGAGGTTCGGCGGCACATGGGGCTGGCCGCTTCCATGGCACCCGGCCGAGACGGCTTGGTCCTCGCGGGCATCATGGGGCCCAAGGTCGAGCCTGTCGTGGTGATGAGCGAGAACAAGGGCGTGAACGTCTGCAACGACTGCCAGCAGACGCTCACGATCTTCGAACTCGTCCTGCTGCTGATGGTCGAGACCGAACGCGATGAAAGGAAGCGCTCCAATGGCTGAAGCCAGCATCTGCCCCATCGACGGCTGCGAGAATTCCAAGGGCGTCGACAAGCTGTTCTGCCTCTCTCACTGGCGGATGGTCTCGAGCGTCACCCAGACGAAAGTCTGGACCGCCTGGCGCGCGGTCCAGCGGCGCGAGGCTGGCGCAACCGAGACCTACCGCGAAGCCGTGAGGCTGGCGACCGCCGAAGTCGCGACGGCCGAAGCGAAGCGCAACCGGCAAGGGCGGCTCATCTGATGCTCGCGCTGCCGCCGCCCCGCGACGAACTCGACAACGTCGGCCGGATCCTGTGCCAATGCGCGGCGAGCGGACGGATGGGTCGCGACGAACTCAATAGCCTGCGCGAGTTTGCCCCGCGCCTGGTGACGACCATCGCGGAAAACCTTCCGGAGTGCTGGCCGGCGGCGCCAGCCGGCACGAAGATCCGCAACCTTGTCCGGCTGGCCGATGAAGGCCGGCTCACCGCGGCGATGATCTGGAGAGGAATGGCATGATCCCCGTCTACAAATATGAGTCTCCGCTGCGCTGGCCGGATGGCTGGAAGCGGTCCGCCTGGCGGGTTGCATCCCAGTTCAAAGTCGAGCCCCGCATAGCGAAGCAGGCGATGCTTCTGGAGCTCGGCCGGATGGACGCGACCGACGTCGTCATCTCGTCGAACCAGCGCGCCAACAGGGACGGGACGCTCAGCCTCGCGCGGCAGTCCATCTACGACACCGGCATCGCCGTCTACTTCACCCGCAAGGGGAAGCCGGTCGTCCTCGCCTGCGACCAGTATCAAGAGATCCATGAGAACATCCGCGCCATCGGGAAGACACTCGAAGCGATGCGGTCGATTGAGCGCTGGGGCGCTTCGGATCTCCTGGACCGCGCCTTCACCGCCTTCGAGGCGCTGCCGGCGCCGGAACAGTGGTGGCAGGTGCTCGGCGTGTCGCAGACCGCGCCCTGGCCGACCATCGAAGCGGCCTTCCGCGAACTGATGCGGGAAGTCGAGCAGCGCGGCGCTGACACATGGGAATATGAGCGGCTTCGGGCGGCTCGCGAGAGCGCAAAGGCGACGCGGAAATGAACGGCTGCTTCTCCCTCGTCGTCTACCGCGGGCCGAAGACCCGCTGCCCGACTTGCGACCGTTCGAATTGGTGGGTCCGCAATGTCACCGCCGAGTGCGCCTTCTGCGGTCTGCCGCTGGCGCTCCAGCATGCTCTTACCGGGCGGACGCGGCAGGGTGCCGGCTTCCGTGAATTTGTGGGGAAGACCAGTGGCTGACCATGGCATCATTTTCTCTAAGCCCATGGTCGACGCCATGATCGCAGGCCGGAAGACGCAGACGCGCCGGCTGGGGACATCCCCTCTCCGAAGCCGCGTCAACTTCGGCGATCGTCTCTGGGTCCGCGAGACGTGCCGAGCCGAGGACTCGAAATCCGAGGGAAACGGCGTGAGATACCGAGCGAACGACGCCTTCATCCGTAACGAAGACCAGATCGGAGCGGCCAGCCGATGGTTGGACCTATACACTTACGATCACAAGCGGCGCCCGGCTGGATCTTGGGTCCCCGCCATTCACATGCCGCGCTGGGCGTCCCGCCTCACCCTCACCGTCGAGGAAGTGAAATTCGAGCATCTGAAGGGCATTTCTCACGACGACGCGCTCGCCGAAGGGATCGAGGCTCTTCCGAACGAAGGGGAAGTCGAGCGGTGGAAGGATTATCTTCATAGCGACCGCTGCTGCTGGAACCCGCGAGACTCATACGAGAGCCTGTGGCGGTCTCTTCACAAAAAGTCCGGCGAGCGTTGGGAAGACAATCCCTACGTCGTCGCCTTCGTCTTCCGCGTCGATCAGAGGAACATCGACAAACTTGAAAGGGCCAACCCATGAACACCCCCTATACCCAGATGCCGGAATGGCTGATTGATCCGATGACGCCGCTGGACGAAGAACTCGCCGCGCTTCTCGAAAAGTTTAAGGCCAAGTCTGCCGAGGTTGCTGCTGAGCGCAGCTTCAGCGACGAGCAGCGCGCGGCTCTCGAAGTATCGGTGTTGAGCGCTGCTGCGGTTCGGGTCGGACTCATGACGACGTTGAGCGCTTTTTCCGCCTTTCCGGATGTCCCCGTCCCGACGCTGGTGAACACCACTTGCCGCGACATTTACAACGCCAGCGTCCTCACGATCTCGAATGAGGTTGCAGCGGCAACGGCTCGAATGATGGAAGCCGCATCGGCGACGAGGCAATGATGAGTGCCCTGTTTTCCGAGCTCCCCGAGCAGCGGAAGGGCGCGCCGCGTCCGGAACCCGCGCGAGCACCCGAGCGCGTCGTCGGCGGCTATGTGCTGAGCAGCGACATCCCCGTCTCGACCGACCAGCAGCCGCGGCAGCGCTCCAGCTGGGAGAAGCCCGAGTTCCCGTTCGCCGAGATGCGCGTCGGAGAAAGCTTCCGACAGGATCCTCTCCCCGGCCAGCACATCATCCAATGCCAGAACATGGTCTCTGGTGCGGCCAGCCTCTTCAGCCGGAACAATCCGCACATGAAGTTCACGACCAGGCAACATCGAGGCGGCTGGGTCCGCTGCTGGAGGATCACATGACCGAGCAACAGGCAAAGCTTCACAAGTATCTGATGGGCCGCATCGACGACCCTGTCTGTCCGTCCTATTCCGAGATGTGCGCTGCGGTTGGCGTCGCCTCGAAGGCGAACGTCTCGCGGATCCTAGACGGGCTGGAGCAGCGCGGTCTCATCACGCGGCAGGCAGGCGTCTCGCGATCCGTTCGCGCGGTCCGGCCCGCGGTCGACGAGAGCGCCGTCATCAGGGCCGCGCGGGAAGTCGTTCGCGTCCATGACGAGTGGAAGGAGTCGGTCGGCGATAACTGGGATGACCCGCTCGACGACGCGATGGCCCAGCTTCGCATCGAATTGAGGACCGCATAATGGCCGAGCAGGAACATAGTGTCGAAGAGATGCTGAAGTGCGCCAAGCGCGAGCTCGGCATGCGCGAGCACGTCTATCCGCGCTGGGTCGACCAAGGCAAGATGACCAGCGACAAGATGAAGCGCGAGATCTCGCTGATGAAGGGCATCGTCGCCTTTCTCGAGACCCACGTCCCGCCGCCAGCACAAGGAAGCCTTCTGCCGTGAAGATGCCCATGGAAACCGCCTTCGTCCCCAACGGCGAGTTCAAGATCGAACTGCCGCAGCTGGAAGTGCCGAAGCCGCCCGTCATCACCATCGACCAGCCGAAGACGTCGGCGAAAGGGTCGGACTGGATCCGCGTTGCGCGCGTCGACCCGTTCACCCGCCGCTCTGCGATCGTTCGCATCAAAGCGAAGATGAGCGAGATCCGGCGGCTGGTCGGCGCGAAGCACGTCGGCCAGCAGCACGTCGCGACGGTCGACAACACCGGCATCCAGATATGGGTCTGCTGCAACTGTCAGGCTGAGATCGGCCCCATCTGGCGGATCCGCGACGGGCTTCCGGTCCGCGGCAAGGGCGTCCTCTTCGGCAATGCCGGCAGCGGCGCCGCCGACTTCCCCGCCGACGAGGCATGGCTGCGCGAATTCATCGTCTTTCCCGCGCCTGGCGAACTCACCGTCGACGGCTTCGACAAGGCCATCAACGACATCCCCGAGCCGAAGCCCGATGCCTGATCCCGAGATCACGGACCTTCGGAAACGAATGCGCTCTCTCAGGCGGAAGGCGAAGAGCCGGCGCGACAAGATTGCGCGCCTCAGATTCGAATATCAGTCCTTTGATGCCCAAGCTGACCGCATTGAGCAGGATATTCGGGCCCGAGGCGGCAGAGTAAAATAATGCGCTATCTCGACGTCTGTAGCGGCTATTCCGCCGCCTCTCTCGCATGGCATGACTTCGGCTGGGAGCCGGCCGGCTATGCCGAGATCGACCCGTTCGCCGCTGGAGTGCTCGCGCAGCGCCACGGGGCGACGATGCCGATGCGGATGCCGGATCCCGATGCGCCCGATCTGAAGCTAATAGACCGCAAGCTGCGCCATACGGCGATCAAGAACCTTCGCGACTATCACTGGAGCGACCGCGTCCCGAATTTCGGGGACTTCACTACCATAGGAGCCGAAGATGTCGGACCTGTTCAGCTTCTCATCGGGGGAACCCCCTGCCAATCCTTCTCGCAAGCGGGGCTTCGGCTCGGACTGGCTGATCCGCGCGGCAACCTCACGCTTGAGTTCCTGGCGCTGGCTAAGCGAATTCGGCCCGACTGGCTGGTCTGGGAGAATGTCCCCGGATTCCTGTCGCATGACGGGGGACGAACGGCGGAGCCTTCTTCTGGCTCTTGGGGCAACTCGGGTATGGGTGGGCCTACCGAGTGCTTGACGCTCAATATATCCGAGTGGACGGCGCCGAGAGGGCTGTCCCCCAGCGACGACGGCGTGTGTTCGTTGTCGGACGTCTTGGAAACGCAGCAGCTGCCGCAGCGGTATTATTTGACCCCGAAAGCCTGCGCGGGGATCCTCGCCCGAGCCGTCGGGCGGGCCAAACGGTTGCCGGATCTATTAAGGCAAGTGCTGGAAAGCGTGGCGGGGTCAATGAAGCCGAGTGCGGAAGCCTCGTCACCGCCAGAATGCTCGCCTTCGGAGAATATGAGGAAGACGGAACAGCCTCGACCGTCAAAGCCCGCGACTTCAAAGATGCCACCGACCTCATCTACGGACCAGCTGTCGCTTCTCCCCTGACATCCAGCCGGCAGTCGACCGACGACGGTTCCCGCACCTATGTCCCTGAAGTGGCCGCGCCGCTGCGCGCCGGCGGACCGGAGAGCGGCTGGCAGAACGATCTCGACAACGGGACCTTCATCCCCTTCGACACGACGCAGATCACGAATCCGAACAACCGCTCCAATCCGAAGAGCGGAGATCCCTGCCACTCCCTCGCCGCGGACGCGCACCCGCCTTGCATCGCCTTCCCCGAGTATATGAGCGGCACCCAGGCGGTGAGGCTCGAGAGCGAGGACGTGTCCCTCACGCTCGGCGCGACGAACCCCATGGCGGTCGCATTCAAGCCGTCCCACTTCACCCGCGACAAGGATGGCGCTCCGTCCGAAATCGCACCGCCGCTCACCGCCGACACCGACAAGGGCGACCAGGACACGGTCCTGCTGGCCTTCACGTCGAAGGACGGCGGACAGGATGCGGCCGAGCAGCTGGCGCCGACTCTCCGGTCGATGAACCATCAGAACAGCCATGCGAACGGCGGCGGGCAAGTCGCGATCGCGTTTCAGGAGCGCGGGCGAGAGGGCGGCCGCAATCTCGAGCATCAGGAAGACGTCGCTTATGCGCTCACCAGCCCCGATGCCGGCGGTAGGCGGAACGAGATCAACGTCGCGACCGGCTGGGCTGTCCGCCGGTTGACGCCGGTCGAGTGCGAGCGCCTTCAGAACGTGCCGGACTGCTTCACGCACATCACCATGAAGAAGCGGCAGCGGACGCTCATTCCAGCCGATCTCGAGGCCTATTGGCTGTCGCAGCGGCCGGATCTCACAAAGGACGAGATGCGGCACCTATGCACGGACAGCCCGCGCTACCGCGTTCTCGGCAACAGCTTCTCGAGGAACGTGCCGCGATGGATTGGTCACGGCATCAAGATCGTCGACCAGATCCTGCGCGAGCGCGGCGAATGATCGAAAAGAAGCGCCGAGCAGCCCGCGCGCGGCCGCTAGTCCGCTGGCACGGCGGCAAGTTCGTCCTCGCGCCCCAGATCATCAGCTATTTCCCGCCGCATCTCGTCTATGTCGAGCCCTACGGCGGCGGCGGCAGCGTCCTCATCCGGAAGCCGAAGTCGGCGGTCGAGATCTACAACGACCTGGACAGCGAGATCGTGAACGTCTTCCGCGTCCTGCTCGAGCGGAAAACAGCGGCAGAGCTGATAAGGCGCGTCGAGCTCACCCCCTACTCGGAAGAGTTCTTCGACGACGCTTATCGGCCGAGCAAAGATCCTGTCGAGCGCGCCTGGGCGCTGGTCGTCCGGTCCTTCATGGGGCACGGTGCCGACGGCGCGATGATGAATTACAAGACGGGCTTCCGCGGCAAGGCTCGGAAGGGCGAGGCGGTGCCGGCGCAGGAATGGGCGAACTATCCCGTCGCGCTGCGCGAGATCGTCGCTCGGATCCAGAGCGGCGTCATGGTCCGGAACATGGACGCGCTGGAACTGATGCGGCGCGAGGACGCGGTCCAGACCCTCTTCTATGTCGACCCGCCCTACCTGCCGGCGACGCGCTCGGCTGGGAACCGCCGCAAGGGTGCCGGCTATCACGTCTACAACCACGAATTGACGACCGAGCAGCACGTCGAACTGCTCGAATTCCTTCAGGGTCTCGTCGGGATGGTCGTCCTGTCCGGCTATCCGTCCGAACTCTATGACCAGGCGCTTTCCAGCTGGCGGCGGGTCGAGATTGAAGCCTATGCGGACGGCGGACGGCCGCGCCTCGAGATCCTATGGCTCAATCCCAGGGCTGCGGCCACGCTGGACGCTCACAAGAGAGTTCACGGCCCGCTTTTCGCAATTCCCGCATAGGATCTGCATAAATTGGTCGCCGAAACGCAAAAAGTCCTCATCTCGAGCCGGATTATCTGGTCCGACAGCGCCGGAAGGCTCCGAATCCGCTATGATTGCGGCACCTACACGGTCGAATCCGGACACGCGAAAGGGCCCATTGAGCGGGTTCAGGTCTGTCCAGAGGCGATGGAACGGCTGATTTCCGAGTGGCCGAGGCTCCGGGAAGAGGCCTTGAAAGGGGTAAAAACGACGTGAAATGCGGTCGTTGCGAGCCCGATTATTGCGCTTGTCACGACTTTTTCGAGGGATTCCGCGCCTTTCATCGCGGGGAATATGACCATTTGATCCAGAAGGGGCCTGAAACCATGAAACATGCCGAAATTCCCGCCATCGCCGCCGGCGCGCTGCCGTTCGGCTCTCCAGCCGCCTATGACGACCGTGGGGAGCTCGTCCCGCTCGAGATCGTCGCCGAAATCGACTGGGAACAGCGGCTGGCGGTCACTGGACCCGTCGAATCCATGGCAGGCGTCGTCCGGCCGGTCCCCGGCACCCATTATGTCGACGGGAAGACCGCCTGGGCGGGCGACGCGGTGCTTCTGAAGACCGACGGCAGCATTATGACCATCTTCGGCCGGAAGACGCTGATGGTGGAGCTCGTCGACGGGAAGCCGGTCCGGCCGGCGTGACCGATTGGCTCCCCTACGCCGGCCAAGGCCGCATGCCAGCTGGCGCGGGCCGGCGGCTGGTCGAGATCGAGCGGCGGGGCGGGCTGAAGGAAACCGGCTTCGGCGAGAAGCTGGAATGGAAGACCGTGAAGCAATGGCGCTTCAGGGACGATCTGAGGAAGGACTGAATATGGACGGACGTAACCCCGGCCCGATCCCCGCCGAGCACATCTTCGGCACCCTCGAGCAGCAGCAGAGCGCGCTGTCTGAGGCGCTTGTCCCCATAATTGAGGCAGTTGGGCGCAGCCGCGTTCGCATCGACATCAGCATCGCACCAGATGGATTCGAGCCGCTTCCCTCAGTCGGCGGCGACCCGCATTAAGCTTGCCCCATTGAGCCCGCGGGTCCAGCTAAAAGGGCGGGAGATCTCCGGATCCCCCGCCCTCTTTTTGTAGCTGCTGGTAAGAGCGATCAGGCGTTCATCGTCAGTTTGTCGACGGGCGGGTTCGCCAGCATCGCGTCGATCGCAGCCTGGTTGTCCGCATCGCGGCCCTTCACCTTCGGCGCATCGGTGAAGTCGACGGTCATGTTCCCCTCATAGCCGGCAGGGATGCCGTCGTTCGCGAACGCATAGAAGCTGTTGTTCACCCCGACGAGGGACTTCAGGGCTTCGACCGGCGTCGACGTCGTATCGTCGGTCGTGGCAGTCACGGGGAGCGTTTCGTCCCCATCCAATCCATAGACGAACTTCATTTGATGTTCCTTTCGACCACAACGCCGACCTCAGTGGGATCTGCTGCCGGAAAGTTGGTGGCGAGAGAATTCACCCCGATTTCGACGTAGGTCAACGTCTTAGCGAAGATGCGAGCCGTCTTCACGACCGCCGTCGTGTCCAGAATGAACGGAATCGCGTCGAAATTCAGGGTCAACTGGGCGGTCGAGAACGTGAAGCGATAGCGACCGATGGCGACGCGGGTGATGCCAGAGAAGCCGACGAGATCCGAGCTCGCGACGGCCGTGAGATTGTTCAGGACCGCGCGGCCGCCGGCGATGCGCTGCTGATATGGCTTAGCGAGCGCTTCGATGACGTCCAGCGTGTCGTTCCAGACCAGCGGGGCCTTGTCAGGGATGCCGGCGGCTCGAGTGGCAAGGAAGCGCTCCGAATGGCCTTCGTCGCGGACCCTCCAGCGGCCGGTCGTCGTGCCGAGAGGATCGGCGATAATATCTCGAGGCGCGTAGTAGATCTGGATGGGCGCGTCGGCGGACGAACCAGCTGGCAGGCGGACGGCGCGCTCAATGATGTCCAGTCGCTCGGCTGGCGCCGGCTCCGGAGCGGGCGGGACGTATGACGCGGGTGCCGAGGCATCGAAGAGTTCTCGAGCCTTTGACATGGTCGCGGTCTTCGCGCTCACGCCTTGGGTTTCCCAGACGTCCGACCCTATTTCGGTCACGGTCCGATTGAAGCGGTCGATGAAGCTGCGACCTGGCATCAGATAATTCCCATCCTAGAGGCCGCCGTAGGTCTGGCCGCCGGCCGTGCCGGCGCTGCCGGCGTTCGAACCAGCTGCTGATGCTGGAATGGCCGGCATCGTGCCTGGGGGGACTTCAGTGAGGAGCCCATTGAGCGCGTCGATGATGGTCACGCGCCCGCCCTGTCCGCCCTGTCCGCCGCGTCCGCCGGTGCCATTGGTTCCGGTGCCGCCCGTGCCGCCGGTGCCGCCGTTCGCTTCGAACAGCTGGGCATTGGCTCCCGTCTTCGTCGCAAAGACGAAGTAGTGCCAGCCGCCGCCGCCGCCAGCGCCGCCGCCGCCGCCGGAAAGGACTCCTACGGTTATCGTGCCGCCGTTGCCGCCGTTGCCGCCGTTCGACCGGAAGATGCCGGCGGCCGCGCCGACGATCACGTTGTATGCCGACGTGAAAGTGACAGGTGCACCAGGTCCGCCGCCGCCGCCGCCCGCGCCCGTGTTCGTTCCATCGCCAGCTGAAGACGAACCGCCACCACCGCCAGTGCCGCCGAAAATGTATGCGTTGCCGCGGGTGAGATCGTCCGCCAGCCGCCGCACCATCGCCGGAGTCAGGACACCGCCGCCGCGGCCCGTGCCTGCGCCGATGCCGCCGCCCTGCCCGCCCTGCCCGCCGCCCGCATTCAGCGCGCTCGGAGCGGCAGCATTCGCGCCGGCAGCCGTCGTCGCTGTTGCGCCTGCCGTGCCGCCGCCGCCGACGCCGACCGAGGCGGATGAACCCGCGCTCGCCGCGGTGCCGCCCGTGACGCCGTTGGTGCCAGTCGCGTTTCCGGAGCCCAAGCTGGCTGCCGCGTTGCTGTGCGGCCGGATGGCTCCAGCGACCGCATTCGTGAGATCGAGGGTGCCGGCGACATAGATCTTGTTCATGCCCGTGACGATCGCGCCGCCGGCGTCAATCGTCAGGTTGTTGTAGAACATATCGCGGGTGAGCGTGATGGTGCTCGAGACCGTCACGTCGCCGTCGGACCCGTCGCCGAATATCCGGATCCGCTCGGCTGCGCTCAGAGCATCGGCGTATGCCTTCGTCGCTGGCTCAGAGGCGGTCGCCGGCGTCGGCAGACCGAGGATCCTGGCCGAGCCGCCAAAGTCCAGATCCTCGAAGACCGGCCTGTCAGCCATTACGCGGTAACCACGACCCGGAGCGAATTGAGCGCCGGCGCGCTCGCGAACGTGAGGGTAATCTGATTGACGGTCGTGCGCTCGACGCCGCAGATCACGTCGTCATAGACGCCGCTGTTGCGGTAGACGGACACCGTCACGTCCCGCGTGTTGAGATTGTGGTTGAGCGCAAACGACGTCGCGGCGCCGTCGCCGATGGTGCCAGCTGCTCGCCGAGCGCGGCCGGACCAATTCGCCAGCTTCAGCGGGGTCAAGAAGTCGGTATCGTTCGCACCCGCGTCGGTCAGCGGCTGGGTCGCCACTCGAGCGATGCCCGCAGCTGCCTCAGTGGCGGCTGGAGCCGACGTCCCGAACGAGACGAAGGCAATCGGATCCGTGTCGAGCACGAAGTTGACCTGCGTCTGCCGCCACTGGGTTCCGGCGCTGGTCCCTTCTTCGACGGGGACGATGGCCTGCTCGAGTTCGTTCGCGCTGTTGGCATCGAGGGCGCGCGTCGCCGGCACCGCAGCGCCGTTCCAGATGTAGATGCCGTTCTGGGACGTCGTCGTCTGCGCGCCGGCGAGAAAGCGGTCGTTCGCCGCCATCGCAATGCCGTCCAGATTAGCGCCTGGGGCCGCGAGGTTGACGTTTGCGGCGGTGCGGACGCGGACGCTGTCCTTCCACGCCAGCCCTTCGACCGCGGAGTTCAGGTCGGCGAGGCGGGCCGGCTCGTTCGCCGATGCCGGTGCCGGAAGGTTCGTGATGCGGGCGACGCCGCCATGGTCCTGATCGGCGAGAACGGGCTTAGCTACCATGTCTTCACTCCTATGCGACGAGAACCTGGCCGGCGTATGGGACGGCGAAGTCCACGGTCAGCTGATTTACCGAGACGTGCGTGACGGCTGCGTCGACTTCTACTCCCCCGACGCTCAGAACGGCAACCGAGCTCGGCCGGTAACCGCGATTATGGTTGACGACCCACTGAGCGGCCGCCTGCGCTTGGTTGTGGACGTAGGGCTCTCCCCCGCCGCCGAACGGCAGCGGCGTCCCCGCGTCGTCGGTGATGTAAGCGCGGACGGATGAGCCGTCCTTCACGAAATAGAGCGCGTCGGGCTGGAGCGGCGGGGCCGGCAGGGGAGCGAGAAGCTTGTGGAATGAGAGCGCTGTCATGGTCTCACCATTGGTCGGTCGACCAGCTTCCGGCTGGCGGCAGCGGTAGAGGCGGCAGAGCGGCGCCGAGCGAGACGGCTTCGCGCGCCGCGGCGTCTCGAAGAGCGATCGCATCGTCCCGCATGTTGGCGAGGCGCGCCTGGTGGCGCTCGAGCCGGTCGACCATGGAATTCTTAGCGGATCCGGACGGCATTGCGGCGAGAGCGACGCGCTGCGCTTCCAACTGCTGGATCACGCCTTCGAAGGCGAGCCGATTGACCTCCGCGCCGTCACGGATGGCGATGAGAGTGTCGGAAACGGTCGGCATCAGCGCGCTCCAGCCCTGCGATGACCGTTCCATCGCATAGCTGGGCCGCAATTTCTATCGGCTAGGCCTTCGGACGGGCCGTCTGGACGTCCGCAGCGAGCCACGGATGGTCGATGTAGGTGGCGTCGACGGCCAGATAACCGCCCTTTCCGAACTTCTCGCTCCAGGAATTGGCGGCGATATAGACCCTCTCGGGGATCATCGCGTCCGGAAAACCGCGATCTCGAGCCCATTTTGCCCAGGCGCTGTCGCGGAAATGGTCGTCATATTCCCCGAATTCGAGCGCGTGACCGCCGATCTGATACTCCCCAGACTGCGGAAACGGCAGGATCCCGCTCGCCCAGGTCCGCCTCGAGATCATCTGGCTATAGAGCGTCACGCCGGCGACGAACGAGAAGCCAGCTGCGATGCAGGCGCGATAGTCTGGAGCGCCGTTCAGGCGGATGTAGCTAAGGATCCGGCGCTTCAGCGCGTCCCTGTCCGCCTTCTCGACCGGATCGAGGAAGAGATTGGCGTCGACGTCCGGCCAGAGATCGTCGCGCGGGACGCCTTCGTGCGCTGCGCTCTTGAAGCCGTCGCGGATGTAAGCGCCCTGGTCCAGATGGGTCTCATTGATGAGCAGCCGAGCTCCCCAGTAGACGAAGGCGGCCGACCGCGGGCTCACCTTGCGAACGGAAGCGACGTGGCGAGCGATCGACTGGCCGACGCAGTTGCTCCGCTGCTCCTGGTCGAAGATGGGCTGGTCATAGAAGCGCTTTGCAACGGCTCGAGGCGGTAGCGCGACCGTCTGGTCAATTCCGTCCTTCGCCGCGCGATACATGAAGTCGCGATGGTCGCCGAGCAGCCCTTTGTAGCCCGTGCCCTTTTCAGCTGCGCTCGCCATTCGTCATCCTTTCCATGCTCGAGATCCGTCTTCTACAACGACCAGCCGGCCCTTGTCGCTTCGTGTGTCCGAAATTTGTGCGAGCCTCGCGAGTTTAGCGGTCCCCCACCGCTCTCCCTCCGGGGAGACCAGGTAAGGACCCGCAGCTGCTCGAGGCCGGCGCGACCAGGCCGACGACCCGCCGCCGCCGCGCCGAGCGCGCCGAGCGTTGCAATTTATCTTTCGGCAATGATTGCCAGATAGGATGAAAGGCGTTAGATACTGATTCGCGGCAGGGAACAGCCCAGCCGCAACAGAGAGAGGGAAACGCCGACATGGCATCTGCAATAGAATATGGTCTTATCGCCGCTCTGGTCTCAGTAGCAGGCATCGCCGCTATGCAGGCGGCAGCAGTCCCCATCCGCAAAGCTACCGAGCGCGAATGCAAGGTCGTTCAGTTCTTCGACAATGCCATGGCATTCGAGCGGCAGATGGACGCTGAGAATCGTAGCGGCGAAATCCGCTACGACGTCACCATGGCGAACAGCTTCGACCATCTGGTCTGCTATGATGCGAACCGCTGAGATGGGAACGGCTCTTACAGCGCGCGACGTCGCATTCTGCGCCGCATCCGTCCTGGGCGTGAACCGCTATGAGGCGAGCAACGCTAGAGTGCTGGATGAAGCCGCCGCATCCCTTGCCGCTGATATGCTCGAAACGGACTGCATCACGGTCCTAAGCTACACGCGCACGGCATGGGATAGCGTGACCATCGTCAACAGCCGGACGAACACTGGAGTCAGCCTTCACAATGAAGGCGGCGCGCTGATCTGGGAATTCTGAGAGGGAATTGAGAAATGGACACTGTCTGGACCTTTGCCGTTGGCAGCATCACCGCTCGGCTTCGCATCGAATATGACTACGGTTACCGCTTCGACGGCGACGACGAAGGCGGCGAAATCCAGAGCGCGCTCGACAGCGGCGAAATGGTAGCATTCGACTCCCTTGTCGAAATCGTCCGCAATGGGCACGTCATCGGCTCTGACTCGCTGTCCGGTAGTGTCTACCATGCCGACCGTGTGTCCGAGTTCTGGACCGACCATCGGTCCGCTGATCCCATGAACCGCAACTGTTCACTGATGCGAGCGGCGCGCGGCGACAATGTCAGCATCTGCCATTATTTCCCTTCCATGGTCTCTGCCGCTCTGGCGGACGCAAGGGACACGCTCGGCTGCAAGTCGCCGCTGGAGCGCGCCGCCGCCATAGTGGCAGCATCCCCTATCCCAGAGCCGTCTAGCGTCGCGAGCACGTTGACCGCGCACGGCTTCGAGTCTTGG